GGGCATAAGTGATTCTGTATCTCATAAATTTTCTGAAGAACTTAGCATAAGTCGGCCAGTAGCTAACCGCGCTATCGCACCTACAGGATCAATTGGTATTCTTGCAGGGACAAGCACTGGCGTAGAGCCAATATTTGCTGTGGCTTACAAGCGTAGGTATTTAAAAGGTGGAACTAGGTGGCACTATCAGTATGTGGTAGACAGTGCGGCTCAAGAACTTATTAATATCTACGGTGCTAACCCAGACAAAATTGAATCTGCTCTTGATCTTGCTGACGACTATAAGCGTAGGATAAAGTTCCAGGCTGACGTTCAAGACTATGTGGACATGTCTATTTCTTCTACAATTAACTTACCATCTTGGGGTAGTAAGACTAACAACGAAGATACTGTAGAAGAATTTACAAACACTCTCGCATCATATGCTCATAGATTAAGAGGCTTCACTGTATATCCTGACTCATGCCGTGGAGGACAACCTCTAACAAACGTACCTTACTCTGAAGCTGTAGATAAACTAGGAGAGGAGTTTGAAGAGGGTGTAGAGGCACATGATATCTGCGACATTACAGGTCATGGGGGTAGTTGTGGGGTATAGATGTTAACTCACTATTGTTTCAAAGAAGTTCTCCCAAAAGAATTTTGTGACGGTTTTCTTAATGTTGCACGGGAACTAGATTCTAAAGAGGCAGAAGTTTTTAAAGAAGGCGACGATGTAGTATTATCAGAGATAAGAAACAACAGAGTTGCATGGTTAGCTAATGACGAGTTGTCTGGGATACTAGAATTGTATGTAGACATAGCTAATGAAAAAGCTGGCTGGGATTTTAGTTTAACTTCTTTTGAAGTACCTCAAGTATCCTTTTATGGTAAGGGTCAGTTCTATGATTGGCATGTAGATACAGGAGTAGAAAAACAAAGTGATCCTTACTTCAGAAAGTTAGCTATCTCTATAACACTCAACGATGAGTTTAAAGGGGGTGACTTCCAGGTACAGAATTTTGTTCACCCTCAAGCACCTAATAGATTTAAAACTGTAAAAGAAATGAGGAGACAAGGAAGTATTGTTGTCTTCCCTTCTTTTATTTTTCACAGAGTAACTAAAGTGAAAGAGGGAGAAAGGTCTGCTATGACTTGTTGGTTTAGAGGTGAAAAATTCTCTTGACTATTGTTTCTTTTTGTAGTAATCTTTTTGTGGCATGACATATTGTGTGCTATACAACCTTGCTTAACAGGAGAATACTATGAATACAATATTACAAACTGAAAATGTTCAGAATTTATTAAAGAACTTTAGTCTTGGATTTGAAGATTACTCATCTTCACCAATGATATCCTTTCATAGAGATAATGCAACTACTTTTCCTTTCCACGATATTAATAAAGACGGAGAGGATGGTTATGTCTTAGAGATTGCTTTAGCTGGATATGCTAAAGAAGACATAACAGTAGAAGAGAGAGATGGTTTCTTAACTGTCGCCTCTAGTGATTTCTATAACAATAAAGAAATAACAGAAGAAATTTCAGACGCTATTGTAGTAAGAAATATTTCAAAGAGAAAATTTAAAAGAACATTCTCTTTAAATCCTAACTATGTTGTAGCTGCCGCAGAGATGGTGGACGGGCTACTAAAAATTAGGTTGAAGATGAAAGCCGATGACCAACATAAAAAAGTAATTCCAATAGAATAGGTAGTACGGGGGTGGGGTATTGTCCTCACCCCTGACCATATAAAAATGTTAGATAAACCATACAAAATATATGTAGGGTATGACGAAAAAGAAAAGACTTACTTTGATGTTCTGTCCTACAGCATAAGAAAAAATACAAACCATCCCGTAGATATAATCCCACTAAAGCAGAACGCTCTACGAAGGGCGGGTCTTTACTTCAGAGGAAAAGAAATAAACGAGGACAATCAATTTGTAGATTGTTTTGATGGTAAACCTTTCTCAACTGAATTTAGTTTCACTAGATTTTTAGTTCCTTTCTTAAATCAATTTGAAGGGTACGCCTTATTTATGGACTGTGATATGTTTGTTAATACAGACATATCTGAATTATTTAATGAGTATTGTAATCCTTCATTTGCGGTCAGTTGTGTGAAACATGACCATGTTACAGAAGGCGGTCTGAAGATGGATAACCGTGTTCAGTCTAACTATCAGAGGAAGAACTGGTCCAGTTTTGTTATGTGGAACTGTGGGCATGAAGCACTAAAAGATTTTACTGTGCATGATGTAAGTACAAGGAATGGTTCTTGGTTACATAGGTTTGCTTTCCTTGAGAGGGAGTATGAGAATAATCTTATTGGGTCTATACCTCAAGAATGGAACTGGTTAGATGGACATTCTCCCGCTAACTTAAAACCTAAGTGTGTTCACTTTACTACAGGCGGTCCAATATACAGCAACTGGGATGGGCGAAGAACTATAGATAATAAACATGCTATGGAGTGGTCAACATTATATTCAGAAATGGTTAAAGTAAATGGTTAGATTTGTAACATCCTTTTCAGGTAAACACTACGACATATATGCAAAAAAAATGTTGGAGTCTGTCGTTGAACACTGGGCAGATAACTTAAAACTTATTGTTTATTATGACACTGTAACTGAAGAACAGAAGAAAGACTTTCCTAAGTCACCTATTATTGAATACAGAGACTTAGATGAGGTTGAAGACAGAGCTATCTTCTTGGATAAGATGAAAGGCTATGACGGCACATCTAATGGTCAGATGCCTTATGACTTTCGCATGGATGCTCTACGCTTCTGTCACAAAGTATATGCTCTCACAGACTACTTTCTTGAGATATCAGAGAACGAAGCCAAGGGTGGCTGGCTTATATGGATGGATGCAGATGTACTGACTACATCCCCTTTGTCTGAAGAAATTTTGTTCCAGGCTTTTCCTAAAGATTCAGAGTTAATACATTTAGGAAGAACAGACATTGATTTTAGTGAGACAGGATTTATTGGTTTTAATCTAGATACGATGCATAGCCATTACTTCTTAGCTGACATAAGAGGATGCTATGATATAGGCGAAGTGCTGGCCTACCGAGAGTGGACCGACGCTTTTATTATGACTAGGTTCATTAAGATATATGCAGCGCATGGCATGAAGGTTCATAATTTAAGTGAGGGTGCGTCTGGTCTAGCTGTTTTCCCTCAATCTAAGTTAGCAGACTTTATGATCCATTATAAAGGTAATTTAAAAAATACTATAGGCGAAGATATTGTTACTCCTGATGTAAACTTACCTCGTTATCATCAGTTAGCTGTTCTTATTAGAGAGTATAAACCTAAAAGAATTGTAGAGGTTGGAACTTGGAATGGTGGCAGAGCTATAGAGATGGCCTTGGCTGCTTTTGAAAATAGCAAACGAGTACACTATACTGGCTTTGATTTATTTGAAGATGCAACATTTGAGATAGACCGTAAGGAACAAAACACTAAGCCTCATAATAATTTTGATGCAGTAAAGAAACGTCTTGAAGACTTTGCTGGTAAGATGAAAGAAGATAAGAAGACGTTCACCTTTACTTTATTAAAAGGTGATTCAAAAGAAACCATGCCGAAAGCAAAGAAAGAGTTAAAGAAAGCTGACTTTGCTTTTATAGATGGTGGTCATAGTGAAGAAACTATTTTATCTGATTATGAAAATTTAATACATGTTCCTGTAGTAGTCTTAGATGATTACTATAGTAAGGATATAGACGATAAAATTCCTGGTGATGATTTTCTAGGAACTAACCGTCTTGTAGAATCAATGGAGAAGACAAGGATATTTGTCTTGCCTTCTCAAGATAGAGTGAAGGATGGCGGTACTGTTCACTTGGCTGTTAGGTTAAAAACAGATGACCTTCCTAACCTACCTAAAGAATTAAGTAGAACACCTATTATAATTCAACCTAAAGATTGCGTTCCTAAAGACGATATACTGGACAATATAAACGATAACGTAGAGTTAATAAAAGATTGGGACTTTGTTCAAAACTGTGATGTTAATAATGAACATGTAATTGTAGCATCCGCTGGTCCTTCTATGGACTTTGAAGAATTAAAAGCTGTTCAGAAAAAATACGATGCTAAAGTAGTGTGTGTAAAACATAGTTATCCTTTACTCTTGGAGGCTGGTATTCAACCTTGGGCATGTGTTATACTTGACCCTCGCCCGATAACTGGAACTAGTACACACGGTGTTGTGCGAACAGAGTTGTTTAAGGAGATTGACCCAGTTACTAAGTTCTTTATTGCGTCTATGACTGATCCTAGTGTTACTAAGTTCATACTGGATAAGACAAAGAATGTATACGGGTGGCATGCTTTCTCTCAAGCTGTTGCTGATATAGTAAGTGGTAAGATTGAGATAGACTATAATTTAAAAATAGACAAAGAAAACGCTACGTTTGTTAGCGGTGGTACATGTGCGGCAATGCGATCAATTGGCATGATGCACATATTTGGATTTAGGAACTTCCATCTGTTTGGTTTTGATTGTTCAATAGAAGGTCTTTCTGATGAACAGAAAAAAGAAAAGCTAGATGATGGTGTAAGACCTAAATATATGCCAGTAGAAATAAGCGACTGTCATTTCTGGACTACTGGCGAACTTCTTGCAATGGCACAAGATTGTGAGAAGTTGTTTGATAATCCTCAAGTTGAAATGATGGTCAATTTTTATGGAGAGAATACATTAGTATCTGAGGTTTACAAACTTTCTAAGAAAAGTAATCCAACACACTACACTAAATATATAGAAGACAAACAGACAACCTAAGAAAGGATTTAATATGCTTCAAACTATCATAGACAACAGTGATATAATTTTAAGTACGTTAACAGGTATCGTTACCATAGCTAGTATTGTTGTGGCTGGTACACGAACACCTTCCCCTGACACTATTATGGGCAAGATTTATAAAGCAGTAGAGTTTTTGTCGCTAACAATAGGTAAAGCTAAAGAAAAAGGTTAGAAACAAAATGCCTGTAATATCTTCTATTGTATCCTCAGTTGTTAATATCTTCACTAAAATACTACCTCTTTTATTTGCATATAAAGCAGGTAAGAATAGTGCAGAGAAAAAAGAACTTGAGGATGCAATAGAAAAAAATAGGAAGCGAGATAAAATTGAAGAAGATATTGAGCGTCTGTCTAATGACTCTGTTGTTAGCAAGTTGCGTAACCGTTGGGGGAGGAAAGACTTACTGTAGTTGGGTAAAGCCTATCCTTATTTCTGACAATGACAAACTTTCTAATGGAACCGCAAGGCGTATACTTGCCCATAATGAAACATGGGATAAGTTCTGTAATTAATCATGGCTGAATTAAAGATAAGACAGGAGAAGTTCTGTCAAGCATATGTCCTCTATCGCAACGCAACGGAGTCAGCCAAGATAGCTGGCTACTCTGAAGGTTCTGCACATACGCAGGGTCATAGACTTATGCAGCGAGGAGACATTAAAGAAAGAATAGAAGAATTAGAGAAAGAAGTAGAGACACGCATTGATGTTGTCTCTGAAATAGAAAACCAATATACCTACGCAAAGAACAACGGACACACAAACAGCGCTATCAAAGCACTAGAGGTGTTGTCTCGCATACGTTCTGCTAAAGAAGATGAAGCACCTAAAAATGTAGCTGAAATAGAAAACGAGATAATTAAGTATCTTGAAGTTCTAGGTGAGAAAGAAACATCAAAACTTTTTTTAAAATGTGATTTCTTTGCTGATGAAGAACAAGAAGAAGACCTTGATGAGGTAGAACATCTAAAAGAAAAGATAGAATCTATACCTAAAAGGAATGTTAGGAAAGAATACCTGGAATCCAGGGAAGGACATGTGCTAAAATAGGCTAAATCCTTTGTGCGCCTGACAATTAAACACACATAAAATTAACTTATATTCTGGTGGTAGGGTAGCAGGGGCATTGCTTACCTGCACTGTACGGCTAATTTTAAGCCTTATTTTTTCATCTTAATCTCTTCAACGGCAGGATGTCGCCCATTATGCATTTTTTGGAGTGCTAATATTTCATATTCTGTTTTCTTTAATCTTTCAGAAACTCCACCCCTCCATTTATTTTGTTCTTCAAGATTACCAGGACTTAGGATATCTGACAGAACCTTAATCTGACTTCTTAAAACAGAGACAGTATTCTCTGCTGTATCTAGTTCCCTGTTTAATTCATCTACATAAGTTTTTATCTCAGCTTGGTTAGCTTTTAATGTAGTTACTTGTGATCTTACTAATGCCCATGCACCAGACAACGAGGCTATGACTGCTCCAATCTGGAACAGAAATTCTGTGTCCATCTCCATTAGTTTGACTCTATCTCAATAGTAGGTGGTTCTTTAGATAGATCACGATCAAAATAAAAATCTTCTACTTTCCTCATTTGTTTTCTTAAATAATCCATGTAAGGTTGGACATTATTATAGTTATCTTGCTCTAAGTCTAGGATAACATCTTTCCAATATTTATTATTAGACGATAAAGTATTAGGTAATGATCTGTTAGAATTAATAATATTTTGTAATGCTCTGTTAGAAGGAAGGACTTGTTTAATAGAAGACCTTCTTAAAATTTTTATAGCTTTGTCTTTTCCTTCAGACCTAACTAAGTCTTGATATATTTTTTTAACTTCTTTTTGAGCAACAAACTGTTCTTCTAAAATATTGCTATAATCTTCTAAAAGTTCTTTAACATCTATTTTATAAGAAGGTTCTCTAATTTTTCTTTTTAAATTTTGAGCAAATGATCTTTTAGAACCAGCTATACTTCTATTAACTGTTGATAAAGCAAATCCTGTGCTTTCTACTGGATCAATAGTTTGTAACTTTAAGCCAGGAATTATAATACCTCTTTTAAATAAAGAATCTACAACTGACATTTCTTCATCTAAAGGTTTATATGGAACAGAATACATAGTATTTTTTAATTCAGAAAAAGATTCATCAGCCATAACTAGATTAGCTAAGTTAGTATCTCCTACTGTTATATCCATTGCCATCTTCGCGTATCCTGGCATTGCAGCTTTAGCCATCTGACGCGCACCTCTAGACAGATCATTAGCAGAACCTTCATAATCACCCTTAACTCCTTTGAATACTCCTGATACAAGTGGTTCCACTAATTCTGTAAAAAGAGTGGGAGATATATAAGGCTCATATAATTTTTCAGCAGCCTCTTTAACAGCATCGTCTAAATCTTTTGATACGTCTTCACCTCTAGATGCTTTTAGTATTGTGGGCATAACCAGACTTAATAAATGACTATCTGGTTCAAGATAAGTTAGATCAATAAACTGCTCTTTTCCTTTTTTATCTTTACCTAAAAATAAAATAGCATTGTCTTTTGCCCAAGGAGGGAGTTGACTCCTTAGTTTATCGTATACTTCTTCTACATCTTCTTTATTGTAGAGTGCTGTACCTACATATGCTGCGGTGTAAGGAGCAGCTTTGGCTGCTTGGAACTGTATAAATCTACTTAACCCTCTATTTCTTAGAGCATTGTTGCCAGTTTGAACACCCATTGATATTTCATCAGCGGCAGTTTTAAATAAATTATATGTGTTTCTTAATCTCTCTGTTGGGTAAGCTGTAAAGTTACCTATAACAGGCACTCTCCTCATCATCTCTAAAACAGCAGGAACGCGAGAATAAACAGGAGTAAGATTTTTAGCATTTCTATTCCTGTATATTCTTACATAGTCTTCTTTCTTTGGATTAGCTATTCCAAATGTATCTGATAATTCTTTAAGTTGAAGTTTCTTTTGTTCTGGTGTGAAGCTATCAAATATTTTATTTAAAGATTTACCCTCACTTACATAAGTAAGAAACTTAGCTACATTATCACCAGCCACAAAAGCTCTCTGTAACTTCTCAGCTACTTTTTTTCCTGGCTTAAACGGTCCAGCATCAGCAATAGATAGACCAGATGTTCTTAGTAATTCTTTAAAATATTTATCTTCTCCACCAACATCTCCAAGCCTTCTCATTACTTGGTTCATTCTAACATCAGAGTCTAAAAAACCATCTTCAATAAACTCTTTAATTAATTTATCTTTAGAACCTACATCAAGTTTATTAAAATATTTAGGAAGTTCCATTAATCCTTTAAGGTTTCCTGATGACATAACATAGCCCATACCGCTTATTGCATTTCTAGCTATGGCAAGAGGATTATAAAGTGTTTTACCTGCTTTCAAAGAACCTTGTATACCAGATATATTTTTAAGTAAAGCACTATTTGCACCAATACTTTCTCCAAGAACATCACCTCTTTGATATTGAAATAATGTTTTAAGTTTTTTACCTTCATCTGCTGTAACCCAAACATCTTTAAATTTACTATCTAGAATAGGTATTTCTTGCTCTTTACCTTCTTTAGTTAATTTTACAGAGTATGGTATTTGAGTAACAGTATCATCTAATTTAGCCTGAGTTACTCCATCTTTAGCCAGTACACCTGATAAACGCATTACTTTACCACCGCCCAACTTTTGTGACGCTTCCACAACATCTTTAGCTACGGTAGACAACCCTCTTGATAGAGTATCTTTAAAGACAATATCTGCTGCATTTGCTTTAGTTGCGTAATCAACAATAGCATTTACTGTTTCACCAATTCGTAAAGCAGGTCTATTATTATAACCTATAACTTTCTTTACTGAAGAAGGTAATTGTTGTTCTGTTTTTATAGCTTCTAAAGAACCTGTTTCTTTTGCTTTTGACAGATCAGGAGAGTATAGCTTTTTAGCTACCTTATCTATTTCTTTATTTAAATCAGCTTCACTTAAATCAGACCTGAAAGATTTATTTTTTGTACCAATGCCTGTTATTATCTGTTCTGCTTCATCTTTCCAATAGGCAAGTTGTGGAAAAGCAAACATGTCCTTTTTCAAATCTTCAACTATGTCTGGATTTTGTTTTTTAAAACTTGAATAACTTTCTGATCTTTTTCTTGAAGCAAAAGCCTCTGGTACGTTCTTAACGTAATTATCATTCTTGGTAAAGATGCCTTTATATTTATCAGATAAAGCAGAGGTTATCCCGTACTGAGTTGCCCTATCTCTTAAACCTCCATCTGAAAGAAAAGTATCTAATATTTCTGCTGACTCTGAACTTTTAGCTTTAATAGCAGTTAAGGCTTCTGAACCTATTCCTTCTTTATAAACTTTATTGAATAAAGCATTAACTTCTTCTTTAGACGTATCAGCAAAATCTCTAGCGATAGCAACATCTAATTTTTCTGTTAGGTTTTTACCAAGACCTTTTAACTCTGTAGGCAAACCTAAGTTCCGTTCAAGATTTAAAGTCGTGCTTTCTTTTAAACCAAAACTAGGTAGAAAATATCTCTCAAGGACATTTGTCATGTCATCTGCTTTTGTCTTAATATTAGACAATGCATCTATTTTAGATGCTGTATTCATACCAGCCTTTACCGTACCGCTTACAGCTTTACCCGCACCTTTTAAAGCATAGCTTCCGATAACACCAAATAATGGACTAGCAATACCCTCTATTGCTCCTTGTCCAAATACTTGTAGAGGATCAATATCTGTTCGCTCATCTAAATCTATTTCTAAATCTTGTTTAATATAGTTTTGTGCTGCTCCACCAACTGCGGCAGTTCCTCCTTCAACAGCCAAAACAGGAGCAAGTAGTCTAGCTTTAGCTAGTTCACTTTTTAATCCTTCTTTAAGTGTTTGTTTTACTCCAGCTTTAGCGGCTTCCTTTGCTGCAAGTCCTGCTGCTCCACCCGCACCAAAAGTAAAACCAGAAGCTAAGATAGATATAAGATTTGTTGGATCAGTTATCCCACCATAAACATAATCTTTTACTGCTGTTCCTACAGGCGCACTACCTTCTTCAAAAATGCTAGGTAGTTTAGCTGCACCATCTCTAGCTACTTGGTATAACTTTTTATCTATATCAGGCAGGTCTTTTATTCTTGATGCCTGACCTATAGTATCGCCTAAGTTAACTTCAAAGTATCTTTGCTGAGTTAAAAAAGAATCTATTATTTTCTTAGGGTCATACTCTATCTGTTCATCAGGGTCTAGGTTTTGCAGAGTATAGTACATTGCATCCACAACCCGTTTATTTTCAGGATTCTGAATTTGTTGTAGCTCTTCATAAGAAACAGTATCAGTTTTTTGTTTTTCTTCTGCCATATTATTTTATGTGCCATAAGCTGCTTTTTGTTTCGACATTATCGTTGGTTGTTCTGGTGATGGGGATACTACAACTTTTCTTGGGTCACTTTTTTTTTCAGGATCACCTTCACCCGCTGGTGTTTTAAATCTCTTCAACATAAGTTTAATTAAATCTACATTTCTACCCTGCTTACCTTTTATAGCGTCTTCTGTAGCCTTTATAACAATATTTTTTTCTGAATCTTGTATCACACCAGCTCCTTTAGATACTTTAATTAACGCGTCTCTTAAAGAATTTGCAGTTGAGATAGGTATATCTAATACTTTAGCTGATTTAATATCTAGTGCTTTCTCTTCTGCCTCTACTCTTCTTATGGCTAAATCATTAGCTAATCTTTGTTGTTTTGTTGCAGCTTTAGCTTTAGAAACTTCATTAAAAGTTTGTCCAAGTTGTGTACCTAAAGGTTTAGAAGGATCAGTTTGTGAATATTTTAATAAATAATCACTAATTGTATCTAATCTTGATGGACCTTGTAATGATTGTTCAGGGTCTATTTCTGTTGGTTTAGTAAGAAAACTAAAAAAGCCTTCTTCTTCTTCTTTATCTTTTACTTGCTTTCCTGTGCTAAGAGAAACTAATCCACCCTGTCGAAGAGATGCTACATTCTCTTCTTTATTCATATTAGCAATAGATGCTAACCCACCAAAATCAACAACCTCTGTACCGTCAACCTCTGATACAAGTTCAGGATATTTCTCTTTAACCTCATCAGACATAGGACCAACAACTTTAGGATAAGTTTTAGGGTCATCTTTATATCTAAACGAATACATTGCTAAACCAGTAGCATCATCCATTCCTATTTTTTGAATATCTGTTTTCTCTCTAGGATCACTCATTTTAGCAAAACCACCAGCAGCCGATCCTAATGCTCCTATAAGTCCTGCAGTTTGTTGAAGATAAGTTGGTTGTGCTTGTCCTGGTCCTCTATTTGTAGTTGTACCGGCTGCGCCTAATGCACCTTGAGTAGGCTGAATAAACTGAGAGTACTGTTGAAGTGTAGCTTCTGGAAAAGTTCTTTCTTCTAAAAACTTTCTTTGTGCTATATCTAATTCAGCTTGGCTTTGTCCTCTACGTGCTGCACCAACTGCTTCTAAACGTGCAAGCTCATCTGCAGTTCCTCTAGGTGCAACTTGTGCAAGTTCAGTAAGACTACGAGCAGCACCTAATCTACTCTCTTGTTGCGCTTGTGCTTGTTCCACTGCTTGTTTAAATGCTTGTCCTAAACCTGCAGTTCTTATATCGGCAATACCCTGCTCTAAATTACGGCGGCGTTCTGCTTCTAGAATACCTTGCCTACTACCTCCAAATGCACCAGCCGCAACTGACTGTGCAGCTAATTCTTGTGCCTCTATGTCTCCTGCTCTCCTACGCTCACGCTCTGCTATATCAATAACTTGAGAAGCATAAGGATTCATAAACCTTGAAATATCTGCATCAGTAGTTCCTAGACCAGCTAGTCCTGCAAACTGTGCAGCGGGTGTAGCAAAAGCTTGAGTTTGTCCTACTACATCAGAAGTAAGATCAAATGCTCTTTCTTGTTCTGTGGTGAAGTCAGCTATCTCTTGACCCGTAAAAGGAACATAACCTTCTCCTTTACGAGTTTTATAAATGTCCTGTGCTTCAGAAAGAACTTCTTTAACATAAGGTTTTAACTCTTCGGGTATTTCTTTTGTTTGTACTGATGTTGTTTGAACAGGAGGAGGTGGGGGAGGAGAACCAAAGAACTGGATACACTTAGTATTTTCGTTTATCGTTCCTACGCCACCCATAGAACGAAGAACATCCATCTCATGTTTGTTAACGTGAGCAAGTTCAGTATCTCCACATACGCCTTTACCAGATAAATCCTCATACAAGAAGTTGTATAAGAATACTTTCTCCTCATTAGAGAAGTCAGACAAGACTTTGTTAAATTTATTTTTCATGCTCATTGTTACAGTTCCTTAGTTAATACGGTGGCGTATTTTTTATAATTAAATTTCTCTAACTTTCTTTTCCAACCATCTCTTGCAATTATTTTAATATGCTTTACATTATTTTGTTTTGCATATTTAACAATGTCAGAGTTATCAGACACACAATAGTCTAACCATTTGCTTATCGTACCTGTCTTCGCACCTACTAAACAGATAGTAAGAACATTATAATTAGGATATTTATCAAGTTGGGTTGTTGCAGCGACAACAATTCCATTCTCTTCATTAAGACCAACCCACAACTCCATTACTTCTGTTACTAATAAATTATAAATATCTTCTAAGTTGTACTCTCCGTGACTTCTTTCTAATGGTTTAGCTAGTAAATCTTTTACATGCGGCCATGTAACTTCTATACAGTTTGACCTTATCTTTGTAACTTCCATTTAAGCTATCGAACTTAGTCCTTTCTCTGCATCAATTTCTTTTTGTTGCTCTTCTCTTCCAAATGCTTCTTTGCGAACATCTGTTAGAAAATCATCTAACTCATCTGCACCAGCATCAGAAGAACCATTACCAAGCATAGACACTACATCAGCAGGTATAACATATTCATCTTTACTAAGAAGAGCAAAGTCAGGATTACCACCCTCTACTCGGAAAGGTATTTCATCTGACATGCCATCACCCTTTCCTTCTACTTGACCCTCAAAGTATTCTCCTACATCCCCGCCTTCTTGGAATCCTAAAAATTCTTTAACTTTAACACCATAAGATTTAATAGTATCTAGAATATCTCCATCAGAGTAATCTTTTAATTCTTCTGAGACTGCTTCCATTCTAGGTCTAATTCCTGCTCTATTTCTTTCTACTGCATTTCTATATTCGTCGTGATCTAAAAATTCTTTAGAGGCTTCCTTAAATTTTTCTTGATTAATTAATCTTATAGTTTCAGGACTTCCACCTAAACTTCCTCTAAAAAATTCTCCTAATAAAGCTACCTGTAAATCTTCTGGAAAAGAATCGAATTTTGGAATCCTTCTTCTAATTTGAGGCAGTCTGTCTTTAATATCTTTTCTTAATAAAGTATCTGCTTCTTCTTCTGTTATTGTCTGTCCTGATTTTACATTAGCACTTGCGTGACCATGACCTATGGTTAATCTATCACCTTTTGTAGGAATTTTTGCTGTTAGTAACAAACCTTCTTCATCTTTTAAAAAGTCTACAAATGGTTCTATGTTTTCATTTTCTATCCTGCCGCCTTCTTGCATAGGCACCATACTAGCTAATCCCTCTTGAGGAGCTACTTCACTTACTTGGATTTCTTCTTGCGCCTGAACCGGCATATCCATTGGCATATCCATTGTTGGCATAACTGTTCTAGTTCTATCGGGAAGTGATCCTGCCATACTTTTAACATCATCTAGATTTTCCTTTTTAGATTCTGCTTCTACACGTTTGTCTATCATGTTAGCTGCTTCACTACCCGCACCAAAAGCAGCCAGTGCTGCAGCAAATGGTCCTGTCTTCTGTGGGTTAGCCATAGCATACTGACCAGCTATATTAGTTACTTGACCAACAGCATCAGCAGGACTAAAGCCTACTGGCATACCTGTACCCATATCTACTTCTTGTTGACCTAAACTTTGTAAACCAGCTTGAGGAGAAGGCATCTGCATTCGTTGTACTTCAGCAGGAGGACGTTGAGCAGCCTCACGTAAAACTTCTATTTCTGCCAGCTTATCTAACCCGTCAATCATTATAAGCATCTCCTAATATCCATGTAGTTAGACTGCGCCTTAGTCATATCTGCATGTAATGTATTTTCTTTATTATACAGCGAACCTTTTGAATATGCCATACCTTCAGCCTTGGTTGCTCCAAAAAAATCAGGCGGTTGTACTATACCTTTATTTACATTCTCAATAAATGTATTCTGATTTATTATTTCTAAAACTTTTTTATAATCGTGCATTAGTTAAAGTCCACCCAACTATTACCTATATAACCTCTAAACTTACTTGCGCTTACACAGAAAGCAATATTTCCACTAGCAGGTCTACCTATTTCTGTTACCGTAGTAACACTAAATATCTTAGTAGCTGGTGTAGAGTCTACTTCTACATCCCTTGATTCTAAAAGAAACTTTAGTTCACCAGCATAAGATATAAGAGTATTGTATACTTCAGTTAAATCTTCTGTTGATTGATACTTAGGTAGTTCTGGGTAAAGGAAAGCCATTACCGTTTACCATCTCGTTGAATAGCCATACGAACACTACCCCATCTCCATGAAGTATTAAAACTATTACAAGAAACTCTTACGTTTGCTTGTCTACCCCTACCTCTGAAGTCTACTTTCTTTGTTCCTGAATTAATTTCAAACGGTCCTTTCTCAACCTCACTAGCAGCAGGAAACTCTCTAAAGTTAACAGACATATTTAGATCACCTTGATTTATAGTGTAGTCAGGAATAATTCTGTCTGCAAAAATTAAATCATTACCGTCTTCTATATCAAAGTCTGCTGACTGTAAGAAGGAAGACAAAGCTACTCCATCCCCTGTAAATACTGATACAGGTTCGTTATCCCAGATATGAGGTGTTGCTCCTGCAGATACTTTTCCTGTTGCTATGGTGTTAGTAAATACTGTAGCATCTTTAAAGGTTGTGTAGAAACTAGTTCCAAATGCCCAGGTATTTTCTTCATAGTTATATAAAACATAAGCATCAGGTTCTAATGAATTTTCTGTAGGATAAAACCATACAATTTCGTGAAACTCTGAGTTTACTGCAGCATATACTTTATCTCCTTGTGTTGAGTTAAAGTCATCATATACATATCTACGAACCGTACAGTCTAGTTTATCTACTCTGCCATCAAATCTATAGAAGTTATTATCCCCCATCCAATAAGAAATACCATCTACGTTGATAGCTCCATGTTGACCTATTAACCCACAATTAGTTCCTAGTTGTGATAAGGAAAATATAAATGGTGGACCGACATACTGTAAAGAATATAAAGCTTGGTCAGACCAAACATGAATTGTATTACGCGATCTAATGCCACCTTTAAGAGTTGTTCCATCTACTACTTGTAACTCACCTGATGTAGAAGAAACTGATGGTGTCCAGTTAGTAAAGTCTTCTTGGTCTGACCATCTAATTAACAAAGGATTAAATGCACTACCAGAAAACTCATTTGTTCCGAAAGCAATAACATGCCTATCATTAGGAGACACGACAATACTGTTAATACTAACAGGAGCAGTAGTTACAATAGCTGCTCTAACTGGTACAAGGCTTGCATTAGCATCCCAGTGTAGTAAATTACCGCCTCTACGAACAGCTAATAAATCTTCTCCAAAGTTATCTAGTGACCATTGACTAGCAGCAAAAGTTATTCCTGAAGCTGTAGCAGGTTTATTCCATGCTCTTCCTCCTGTTGTAGATACACCAGCATTATATACTCCTGCACCATAACCTAAACCTTGAATGTTATCATTCTGTCCTGTTCTTAAAAGAAAGTTAACTATTCCTGTACCAGCACTTGTACTTGTAGCTGTTGCTACACTTGTAGTGCTAATAAGAAAACGATTTGTGCCACTAGTGCTGACTGCTCTAAATACAGGTCCACCAAAACTACTTGCAGCAAAATTAGTACTAGCAAAGTTTCTTATAGATGCATTGGTAAAGAAAATAAAATCATTTACTGAAACACCATTAGAATTAAGACTAACTGCAATTTTATTAGAACCTGAAATAGTTCCTAACTTACCTATTGTTCCGTCTGTTCCTACAGTTACTGTACTTACAATGGGAGTTATGTCATGTAAAACATCACTAGCAAGAAGATATAATTTTTGTTCTGTACCAAAAGACAAAAGTTTTTCTGTGTTATTATTTTGCCAAGTAAGCAAGTCTCTCCCTGTACCATCAAAGGTAGTAGACAAATGTTTCTGGTAACCACGTAAGTTTTCTGGTTTACCTGCTCTAAAACGTACACGATCACAATCATACCAAGAACCACCCTCAGAGTATTCTGTAGACTCTCTGTGTATTCCAGGTCTAAGATTAAATTTAAATAAGTTTGCTGATGTACTTGCCATTTTATTATGGGGTATACTCTGTTATTTTAACTGATGACATTGGTATTGTAAGACCATAAACAGGTGTAGAGCTTCCACCTTGATTTCCGTTAACAAAACATGAAGCATTATTAGAACTGCCTATATGCACTCTGAAGCTTTTTTGAGATGTAGTTCCTGCTGTTACTTTAGCTTGTGCTATTAATCGAGAAAGTGATCCAGAACCAGCCTCAAAAGCAAGATTACCACCTATTGCAGATGATAAAGATGCATCAAATATAAGTATTCCCCTATTAATATTATCAGCAGCAACTTCAGCTACAAGATTTGCTTCAATAAGTAAAATATTACTTGCAGATTGAGGTGTAATAGTAATATCTAAAGCACTGACTCTATTACCTTCTGATATTTGAGGAACTGTACCATCTTCAGGAATAGCACCATTTGCACCTACAGAAGTAACCGAAGAAAAGTTAACTGCTGTAACTTGAGCTACTAAACCACTTGCCCATACAGGATTAGCACTTGAACCTTTAGTTTGTAAGAACTGACCGCTTGTACCTGCAGGAAGTCTTGCAATACTGCTTCCAGAATAATAATAAACATCTCCTTGAGCATCACTTCCAAAACTAAGTTGATTACCTAAACCATCAAATGCAGAAGCAGATACTGTACCTGAAAATCTACCTGATACAGCCGATACTGATGTAGCATGTATTGCTGTAGCTGATACTTGTGTAGCTGTCATAATGCTAGTAGATATTTTAGTAGCATTAAGAACACTAGTAGATACTGATGTAGCAGTAAGACTATTAGCGGTAAAAGAACTTACTGATGTTGGAAACGCAGTTTGAAATACATTAGTGCCATCAGTAGCCACCATAACATTAGAACCTTGTTCTATTGTAATAGCTGTATTACCTGCAGTTTTAACTTTAAGAGCGTGTGATCCAGATGTATTGTTTCTTACATAATACATCTTATTAACAGAAGGAATAATAATAGAAGTTTCTGCAGTAAGTGTACCATCAAAAGACAAGATAGCTTTACGTGATTGATCTGTAGCACCATTAACTTGAGTTAGTGTTAAAGGTGTTGTCCCACTAACAGAAACTATTTGATATGCTGCAACAGCCTGATCAACTAGATCAATAACATTCGAGTTGAGTATTGTTCCCCAAGAGTTGGGATTTTCTCCATCTCCTTGTTTCTCTAGTCTAATGTTTGTTGTAAATGTACTCGCCATTTTAAACTCCTAAGTGTGCTGCAGTCATAAACAAGATATATCCTGTCTCTTCTAAACTTGTTTTAATTTTATAAACTATTGCTTCTTTTCCATAAGTAAATTTAAATGTATGTATATCTTCAATAACTAATCCTATTAATTCTTCAGAATGTTGAAAACATCTTTCTGATTTAGATAAACTAAAAAACATAAGGTCTGCTTTTTCTCTTGATACTTCTAATGCTTGACCAACTCTTAATATTGCATCCTCATCTATACAATAACTTCTATACATTAAAAAATCTTCAGGTATAGGATTTTGTAAATGTCCTGCTTTTACAGGAGGAGACAAAAGGAAAACCTGTAAATAAAATATTGTAAAAACTATAATGTATTTTAACATTAATTTAAAAACCTTAAAAGATAACTATTAAATTTTAATCTTCCCGTTCAGCCCATGATGTAGAAGATTCATCCCAATAATATTTTCTGTCTCCTGCAACACCAGGATATTCTACAGGTGCTTGCCATATACATTTATCATCTAAGACCCAACTTGGATACGGTTGTGGTCCGTAAAAAGCATCTTTTACAGGATCGTAAGTAAAACCAATACCAGCAAAATTATATCTTATATTATTATTATAACTTGTTTGTTTCCACGTACCACCCCAAAAATCTTTACACCAATTCTCACCATCAGCTTCATATTCGTCATTTACTACGCATACTCTTAATACAATATTATTTTCATCTAATTCCGCAAAATGTGCCATCTTATTATTCCTATTGGAATTGATATCTAATTATTACCACGCCACTGCCACCACCGTTAGTGCCAGTCGCGTTGTTGTGACCTGTTCCGCCACCGCCACTGCCTGTATTTACGCTGCCGGGCGTTGCTGCAATTCCACCCTCGCCTCCAGTTCCGCCGCCGCCGCTTCCACCGGCACCCCTGCCTCCGACTTCTGTAGTGCCGCCGCCACCACCTCCCGCTCTGGTGACCGATGATCCGGTTATGCTGGAGGCAGTACCAGAGCCGCCTGGACCGCCTGGAGTTGTACTGGTATTTCCATTACCACCAGCACTACCACTACCGCCTCCTCCTCCGGCTGTGCCGTTATTATCAGAGCTTATTCCACCATTATTGCCTTGACCAGATGTCCCGGTGCCGGCGCTACCAGAACCAAGGCCGGCAGCACCGCCACCCGACCCTCCATTACCTCCGTTAGCAGCACCATCTGCACCACCACCACCTCCTCCCGTTGAGGTTATCGATGAAAATACCGAATTAGAACCGCTCGCGCCTTGCGTACTACCACTCGATGATGCCGCACCACCAGCACCAACAGTAATGCTATACGCTTGTTGGGATACACTAAAATTAGTTGCTGTTCGATAGCCTCCCGCACCACCTCCACCACCGTAGAAATCTGAACCTCCTGCAGCACCTCCTGCAATAACTAGATACTGGACTACACCATCAGCCCCTAATTGTGTAATAGTAAATGTTCCACTAGAGTTAAAAGTATGTACTTTAAAGTTGCCGTCCGTTGTTATTGTTCCACCAGTAGCCACAGTAAATGCAGCGCCTGAAGAAGAAATACCACCCTGGACTATAGGAAGTAGTGACATTTATTGTAGTGCTTTCACAGTCAGTAAGGAGAATGTAGTAGAACCATCATTTATTCTTGTAATATAGAAGAAAAACTCATGTCCATTTGTAGTTGTTAAGTCATCTCCATCTTTAACAGTATATGCGGAAGTAGTTAGTGTTCCTGCACTTGCATTATTCTTGTATAATATAACCATAGTACAATTTTTAGTAGGAACAGCTAATGTATGTGCGCCTCCGTTAGTTGCAAACTGAAAATTGCCATCATCAACGTCAGGAGTAAATGTCCCACTAGATTTAGTACCTGCACTATGAGCAGCCGCACTGAATCCTGCAGTTAACTCATCAGCTTCGTCTGCTTTTAAAATATCTGCATTAAAAGCCTCAACATCACTTCCTATTGCTACTCCAAGATTTGTTCTAGCTGTACTAGCACTATTTAAGTCTGAAAGATTACTTGCTTTTAATAGAGCAGCAGAGTTAATAGATGTTATAGCTGCTTTATTAACACTAGTTAAAACACTTACAGCAGCAATATTAGTATTGCTATTTCCAATACTTGTAGCTAAAGCTGAAGAAGTATTAGCTATCCTTGCTAAGTTAACACTAGTTAATACACTAACTGCAGCAATATTAGTATTACTATTACCTATGCTTGTAGCTAAAGCTGAAGAAGTGTTTGCAACTCTCGTATTAACTGAAGTAATAGCTGCAGCATTAACACTTGTTAACGCACTAACAGCAGCTAGAGCAGAAGCACTAGGAACTGCAGCACCGCCTATAAATACATTAGTAGATGCAAATAAATTAGCTGCAGAAACATTACCACTAAACTCTGCTGCAGTACCACTAACTTTTCCTGTAAAAGATGCTCCACTTACAACAGTAAGCTGATTAGTTGTAAAGGCCGCAACTGATGTAGCTGCAGATGCTTCAACACCTGTTAAGTTTGATCCATCACCAAAATAAGATGCTGCAGTTACATTACCACTGAATGTAGCAGCAACACCAGAAAATGTAGAAGCAGACACTGCTCCTGTCATAGCTAATGTTGTACCACTTACTTTCCCTGTAAATATACCTGCTGCACCAGCAAATGTTCCTGCTGATACTATACCGCTAAACTCTGCGGCTGTCCCACTAACTTTACCTGTAAATGCTGCACCACTTACTACAGTAAGTTGATTAGCAGTAAATGATGTTACTGATGTAGGAATAGATGCTTGAACACCTGTTAGATTAGAACCGTCACCAAAATAAGTTGATGCACATACAGCAGTTATGAGAGTAGCAGAGTCACCCGTTATTTTTCCTGATGCACTAAGAGCAGCACCAACTGTTAATTTTCCTGTTGTCTCAACTTCAGAGTTACTTATTTTTAAAGCAGAGTTTGTCCCTTCACCATCTGAAACAAACCGTACAGTTGAATCAACTCCGTCATTACTATTACTTACTTGAAGTAAATCTTTATAAGTATTTGATATAAGTTTGCCGGTAAGTGTTGCCATTATATTAGATTCCAAAATTTATCTGTGTCTTCCCATTTAGTATTGGCGTTTTGCCATTCAAGATTCCTATCTGAGTTAGACGGTGGACGGGGATTGCGAATATTTGTATCATCTCTTACATCAGGTACTTTATTCTGCGGATGGTTCTTTAGATCATATGCTCCATCAAAGTCAGTAGGACAAACAAGTAAACCATAACTGTTAAGTTTCATTACCCTATGTGGGTAGACAAAACCACACATATCGCATACAGCTTTGGCATTCTTATTACTCGCCATTATTATACCCTATTTATTCTAGGTAAAAAATAAGCACTTGCTCTTTCTCTATCTTCATTCATAGCATTTGTAAGACGTTCTTCATACTCTGCTTTAAGAAGACCAATACGACCTACATCTATACCTGGACGTTTCATAGCCATGTAGTAAGCTAACCCTGTAGTTAGGCAAGGTAGAAACCTACGAGATATGTCTGCATTCTGACCAGCAGATTTTGTTACATCTTCTGTGTATTTAACCTGTTCTAGTTTTAAAATGTCTGTAGTATTCTCTGGGATAGGCCAAAGGAATAAAACAGGATTACCTTTTTCTCTACGAATAGCGTATTGGTTAGGTCTTCCTGTTTGACTTTTACGAGGAATCTTTAAATACTCTTCCATCGTAATACGTTCGAGTTGAAGATCAACATCATCTCGTCTAAGAACTGCTTCAGTAACATCAATTGTACTTGAAGTTAAAGCATAAGATGTTACACTAGTAGAGACTGAAATAGCAGTTGTACCAGCAGTCCAAAGGAGAATGCCACGGTTCTGCCAATCTTGGAGAAGAAGATTAATCGACCTACGAGCAGATTTAGGTTCATGTCCTAGTGTCTGCTCACCACCAATCATCTCCGTTGCTTCTTGAATAACTTCATCAATATCCATTGAGAAGTCGTATGTTCCGCTAGTAGCCATTTAGTTATTCCTAGTCTTTGTATTCTATGATTTTACCTGGATCATAGTCCACTACAACATCCTGTTCTTTAGCTTTAATCTGTGGACCTTTACGTGCAGCGCCATATCCTTGACCAGTGGGACGACCTGTCATCTTATCTATATCTTCTGCAGTACGAGGATTACGAATATAATTATAAGTATATTCTTTTATTCCCTCTGGATTATTTGACATCTTTATCTCCTTTTAGACTTAACGTGCCTATTTGTTTTTAAAGCAATTGATCTAATAAGTTTATTTTTCTTTTTCTTTTTAGCTGGTGGTTTAAGAATTTGTTGGTTTATCTTTGATCTATTTATTGCCATTACTAATAAAGGCGATTATGAGGTGCTTTGCCTACAGCACCGCCTTTAGACATATACTTACTCTTTTTAACTGCTCCACCTTTAGACATATACTTTGTCTTTTTCGTAGAGCCACCTTTCTTCATCTTGGACATATACTTACTTTTTTTCATCTTTAATTTCCTTTTCATACAAGTTGTTAAAAGTTAGATATGGATTCATATAGCTATCATGTATCTCTGCTGAATGAACATACTGACTTGGTAAAAAGTCTGGTGCGCCTTCACCAGTTACCCACAAAGCAGGGTTAGTTACTCTTACTCTATTGTTTGGTAGTGCTACAATATTACCAGTGTATTCTCCTGCATCAATTAATTCTAAAACATGTGACTGTTTATGTTGTGCAGGATCATCTGATATAGAACTATCTGTATAATCTACCGTAAATAAATATCTCCCAGTGTGAAAAACATTGTCTATCTTGCATAACCAAGGACTTGAGGATACTCTGTCCATTACTATTATAGCATGATTTCTAGAAGAACAGTCCCAAGGTTGAGCTAAATGGGTGGGCATTTTAACAGGCCATTCTTCTAACCTAGTATCAGCTATTAAAGCTGTGATGGGCATCCTTGCCCACATTGCCCCACCATGTACATTTTCTTCTTCATCACATCCAGTAAATACAACATTAAAAGTTAATGATCTGTCTGGTATTGTATTAACTGCAATTACTAAAGCGTGTAAATATTCTCCTTCGTATTCTATATGGTTATTAGTAAATTCTTTACGCACCCAACATTTAAATTGTGGGATGTTCGAACTTAGATATGTCATTTTATTTTTTACTTTTATATTTGTAAGGTTTCTTTCTTTAACACTTCCATCTTTTTCTAGCTTGCCTAAGTCTTGAGTTAGGATTCTTAGCGGCTTTAGGAAACTTCTTCATTTGTCCTGCTGATCTAGCGCAATAACTTTTACGTCTTGCTGCTCTCTTACCAGTAGGTTTAGATTCAGTTACAGCAGTTTTAAGTTTACTACCAGGATTTTGTCTACGGTATTTAGCTACTCCTTTAGCAGTTAGACCAGCACCAGATTTAGTAGGACGTTTATGACCACCACCGATAGTCATTCCCTTCATGCCCTTACCTTTTCGTACACTTTTCTTTTTTGTTCTTACTGCCATTCTCTACCTATTTACCTTTCATAGCTTTACCAAAACCTCTCTTGGCTATCCCACACCCTCTAGGTTTAATTTGACCACCCCCTGACTTAAATGTTTTTACCATTGTAGGCTTACCACCTACTCCTTGAGGTTTAGCTCTCTTTCTTTTAACAGCAGACTTCTTCTCAGAGGCTGACATACTTTTTGCTTTAGCAAGCGGCACACACTTAGGATATTTTCTTTTACTTCCTTTAGCAGACTTTCTACCACAAGGCTGATACTTACCATCCTTCTTTGGCGCACCAATGTCAACCCATTTCTCGCCTACCCACTTACGAAGACCGCCTCCCTTTTTCTTTTTAACAGCCTTTTTCTTTTTCTTTCCACCAGGAGTTACTTTGCCACTACAGACTGCGGATGCATACATATTAGCATAAGCTGATGGGTAAACATCAAACTTTCTTTTTGCTGCAGCTTTTCCTTTAGCACAAAGTTTAGCCATACTTAAACCCAACCGCCTCCTGTACCTCTAGTACGTTTATTTCCTTTACTAGCACCCATATTAGGTTTAAAACCTTTTATAGCTGAACGAACACCGCGAGGTGCTTGACTTACTTTTTTCTTCTTACCTTTTCCTACACGACCACCCTTTGAGTCGCCTTCATAAAGTTCTTCTTCTTCTATTCTTTCTTTAATCTCATCAGAAACAGTCTTGTCATCTAAAATTTCTGCTGTATCTCTTCTATACTCAAACCCTGCTTTTCCAGCCGCACCAGGATATGCCTTATACTCACTACCTGTTTTTTTAGGAGCAGGAGCAGATTTCTTTTTTGGTTCTTGAGATTTAAGAGTAGTTACTTTAGGAGGAGGACCAACTTCTTTTTCTGGTAACTTCTTACTCTTCTTACTAGCTACAGATGCTATTCCTGCTGCTGTGCCTATTCCTGCTGCAGCAACCGCTTTTCTACCACCCCTTGGTAATTTTTTACCTGGAACTTTACCACCTATTTTAGGAGCAGCATCTTTTGCTAATTTAGTAGCTCTAGCTTCACTCATTGTTTTTATTGGTTGTCTAGAAGCTGTTGTTTGTTTTTCTATAACTTTTTTACTTGCTTTTCTAGCATAACCTTTACTCATTAAAGATTTTGCTACTCTTGGAGCAACTCTTGCAACTATATTAGCTCCTACAATTACTATTGGAATTAATGGTACTGGCATAATATTCTCCTATAATTAAAAGCCACGTAAAGCAACACCTGCTCCACGGCCTGAAAAGTTATTTCTTTTTTTAACTTTTTGTTTTTTATTCTTGCCTTTTCCTACACGACCACCGTCAGACTCACTAACGTAATCACTATTAAATCCACTAATGTTACTTGATAAATAATTAAAGTCAGGCATGTTTGCTTGTTGCCGTTCATAAGCTGTATCAAACTCTGCGTCTGACATACCATCACCTTTTTTACGCTTTCTTTTTCCTACTCCTTTTCTATTCTTAGCATCCAACTCTCTTTGATACTTTGTAGCAGGACTTTCATTAGGGTTAAGAGGATCAAAAATAGGACCAGCCATTATAGTCTCCTTTAATTAGTATTAGCTACTAGATTGTCATCTGCGCCAGCAGGACTTGCAGGACTTTGCATATCATCCCTACGTGTTCTACGTGCTTGATTGCGCTGTAATTCTAGAAGCTGTGAGTATCGCTGTTCAAATAACTGTGAAGTAGGATAGTCTTTTTGAAAGACCATAGCCTCTATCATAGAAGCATTAAAAAGAAGGTCATAACAAAAATCAGTATAATAGTTTTCGGGAGTTGCAGATGTTAATGTTACTGGGCGACTAACATGTACAACTTGTCCACCATAAGTAGAAGCAGGAGTAGGCGCAATCAAAACTGTAGTATTATTACGAGGAGCGTAATATCTTGGCTCATCAGTTGATGCGCTTACAGGCCAGTAGTCATTAATATATTCATCTGTTCTTTGTAACAGATTAATTTTTGTAGAGTTACTTACAATATTAATATTCTTAACTACTCTTGTTCCTGTAGGTAAAGTAAGGATATTATTTCCAGAAGAAACAGCAATAGAAGTATAAGATACTAGACCATAGTCATCTAAGTCTTTTGTTAAACGCTCTTCAGCACGATTAACCATCTTAGGAATATAGTTAATAAACTCTGTTCCTTCATTCTCAGACGCCTGAATAATATCATTTACTAAATAAGTATAATCAACCATAGAACACTGCTATTGTTGCTGCTGAAGTTGGAGCAGAAACCACAACTGTTCCTTTCATTGCAACACCTAAATCAGAGAAGTAAACTTCATTTGCATCACATGCTGTAGTATTTACAAATCTAATATTATTTCCTTTAACTGTGCCTCGCGCATCAGTAGAAGTTCCAGTAATAAGAAACTGACCAACGCCTGTAGCAAATACGGAACGGATACGAGTATCTGCAAGAGAGACACTAGTTACAGTATCAAGAACCGCCCCACTTCCAGTTACAAATCCCTGTCGAATAGTAGTTGCCATGTTTTGTTCCTTTATATAAATAGAATTTAATTATTTGTATTATATAACAAGACCAGTAATTACAAAAGCAAAGGGTGAAGAAAAAGAAGCTTGTATCTTTCTCTCCACCCTCACCTAACTTAGTCTATATTAACCTAGTTTACGCTGCTCTTAGGACGAACCAGAAGCACCATAATAGCTACGCCAATCAGAGAAGCCGAAGCTGTAACGCTCACGCGCTTTAAACCTAAGATTGCCTGTATCGAAATCAGGTTCCATCTTAGTTTGAAGAGGCGCACGAACAAACATTTTAGCTCCATTCGGGCAATCAGTACGCAGATACCAAGCATTTCCATCTTGGAACCTACGGTTTACATAAAAGCCACCAGGAACTAGACCCTGATTACGGATGCTGTTAATATCATTAACATTCGTTGCACCGTTACCAGCAGTCGTTGGGTTAACACCAATTGTCGTTGACATTGTGCTATTCAAGATTTGGTCTGCCGTAAAGGCAAGGTCCGAAGGCACATGAAGTGACTCAACCTGTAGACCAACAAGAATACCACGATCATCTTCTGCTTTTGAGATGGTAATCAAAGCCGACTCAAGAGATGCTTCCGAAAGATCAGTAGCACCAAGAGTGTTGGATTGAGTACCGCCACCAACTACTGGATGACTAGCACTGAAGAAAGGCTGTCCGTCCCCACCAGGACTTGTCGCCGCAAAGCCGTTGTTGAAAACATCAGCAGCTTTAACTTGCTTAGTGTTAGCCATTGCACGGGCAAGACCACGCGCACGTAGTTTAGCAAAAGTGTCATAAAGATTATCTTCCATAGCTTCTTCAGTTACTGCAAAAGCAAGAGCTATAGTCTCGTGACTGTAACGAGAAGCATAGCCTTCTTGTGCATCATCAAACTGAACAGCAGCGCCTTCACTTTTAACAGGTGCTGTGCCAAAGCCGGTGAATAGAACTTCTTCCTCAAACGCACGATCTGATTGTTCAATATCAAAGAGTGAAGCATGTTCATTGTCCACATCATTGTATTCAATACCAAATACAGCGTTTAATCCTGGGAGCAGTTCTTTCGCAATACTAGAGCGATTAATAGCCATTTTTTATTACTCCCTTCCTTAGTTAGCCGATGAGTCAGCGGAGATGTAAGCATCTACGTGACGCACGATACGAACTTCCAGTTTTGGAAAAGCACGATCTGCAGCAACACTAATATCATTTCCTGGCTCATCTAATACAGAGATAGCACGAAGCATACCACCTGTAGTGTCCGTGCGAGAAGCAGCGGCAATTCCGAAGCCTGAACGACCAGTTACTGTAGAACCTGCACCTATTGTACAACTAAAGTTCTTCGACATAATATCACCAGCAGTGACAGAAGCATCAGCTTGAACTACAAAGGTAGCTTGTGGGTCATCAACAACGAATGCAACCGCATCGTCAGAAGATGTACCACTAGGCCAGTAGTTAGAATACTTAATTTCACCGTTAGCAGTATATTGACAACCCTGAAAAACACCTATAGCTTTTTGGGTTGAAACGCTTAAAACGACCACATTTCCTGCAACATTACAAACAATATCGCCACTGAAGATGTTGGTTCCGAAACCACTTGCAATGGGATATTCATTCGTAGCAGTGCTGTTCGAGGCACCACCACGTTTGCGAGAAGGACTAAGGCCGTTTAGTGCTTTTGTATCACTCATAACACTATTCCTTTCCTTGTTTTAAAGTTACGATGACAAACAGGAAAGCTAATCTTGAAAAGAAGGTTGCCTTCCTGTAGTTACCCTTGAGCGACTAGAGTTTGAAATTGGCATACGTGAATCTGAATTACGCATTAGTTGTGCGTTTACAGCGCCTACCGCATCCCTACTTTTTTGCTCATAAAATTCTTGACGGGATTCAGCTAGGTCAGTTGGCATTTTTGCCAAAGCCAAGTCTCCACGACAGACTGCTCCTGAATATCGTCCTTCCTCTCTCACGACAGAGGAGTGTGTCATTTCGGGAACTTCCTCGGATTGAACTATCTCCCAACCTTCTGCTTGGCGCTTACTGATATTTTGAATATCATCATTGCCTTTCATAGTCATACGAATCCAACGCAAAGACATGCCTTCACTTTTGAATCTTTCTGCAACAGTCGGTGGAATATCTAACCAATTAGGTTCTTCAAAAGTCCTACGAGGTTTAGCTTCCCTTGTGCTAGTACTACGTGAGTTTGTATTTCGTGCCATTGTAATTTTTCCTTCCACGCTTAATTAATAAATGCTTGTGTAGTCGCCTTCAGCTTTTTCAACTTTAAGCTTTTCAGTAGCATATTGTTCAAGTGATATTCCCCATTTGTTAGCTAAACGAACGTCTTCTTGTGTTAGTTTAACTTTATTACTCTTAGAAGTTTTAGGTGTGCGTGATGCACCAGCTACCACTTGAGCAGAATTTGACGATGTATCCTGCAAACGAGGTGTTTCAGGTTCTTGAGTAGGAGTACCCTGAAACCTTTGAGGATAACGACTATGTAATCTATTATCGATTTCCTCGTAAAAATCATTATCAGAAGGATCGTATCCTTCATCTTTAAGTTCTTGGTCTATAGACAAAGCAGCCGTAGTCATTATTTGATCTTTACCAAACCAATCATTCTTAGCTGCCCAATCAACAGCTTTTGGATCATATTTAGTAGGCTGTTGTTGTGGTTGACTTACCTGTTGTTGCTCTGCCTGTGTAGTATAATTCTCTAATGCTGTACGTTGATTATTTATTTGATTGAGTTCAGCGTGTGCTTTACTAATACTTTCTTGTGCTGTAATCTGAGCATCTATATCACTATTCTCTATAGCTTGTCTGTAAATACTTTTAGCAGCCTCTAAATTATTAGTTAATTGAGATTCGCTATTATCTATAGAACTTTTTAGAGAAGTAGATAACTGCTCTTCTTTTTGATTTAATTTATTTTGAAGTGTACTAAGACGCTCTTCCATGCTTTGAAGTTTTTCATCACGCTCTTTACGTTGACGAATTAACTGGCGAATACGTTTCTCTGCGCCTTTAGTCTCAATACCTTCTAATTCTTTTATAGGCTGTTCTTTGTCTTCAGCTTCTTCAGGCTGTGCAGCTTCTTGTACTTCTTGAGTATCTTCTTCTACAACAGCTTGAACAGGTTCTTCATTTGCTTCTTGACCTTCTACTTCAAACTGAACAGCTTCTTGTTTTTCTACACCATCTACTTCAATGGTTGACCACTCTTCTTGATTCTCACTCATTACTTTTCCTTTACATACCGCTAGTGGCGAACCTAACGAATTAAGGTTTATCCTACGCCGTTACTATATTTTATATTATATAATATAAATACACAAATTAATTTGAAAGATTAAAAGTTGGATCAAGTGTATGAGGACTTTCTACTCTCATAATAATTTGATCATCAAACAAAAGAATTAACTTAACACCTTTGTAAACAAACTTTTGACCAGTGAATTTTCCATAGCAAACATAGTCGCCTGTAGCACACCATTTTCCTAATGGAAACTTCTCTTCGTCTTTATAAGCAAGGTCGCCTAATTTTAATACCCTGCCTACTGTTGTAAGATATGAAATATCTTCTTTTAATTTTTCAGGGATAATAATACCCCCTTTAGTTTTCTCTTTAACTATTACTGGTTGAACTAAAACGTGATAACCAGGAATATCTGGTAAATCATTTACATCAATTAGATCACTATCTGAATTTACCCAGTCTGAATTATTAATTGATTTCTCTAGTTGTACAGCTTGCATCAATCTTCTTCCTCATATATTCGATGTTTAACTATATGCCTTAGTAAGTCCTGTGCAAATTCAACACCTTCTATTAGACCTACTGCTTGACGATACTCATCGTAACTAGAAGCGTTTCCATACGCAAGAGATTTTTTTGTTTCTTCTATCTTTTCTTTATACTTTAAATTTAACTCGTCCCAAAATTCCATCACTATCCTTTATTTGTATCAGAGATAAACTTACCTAACATATCTGCTGCTTTAAGAGTTTTGTCTCTGTCAATGTTTGCTTCAGTATCTGCTAATTCAAGCAACGCTTCCATAGCCGCAATAGCTTTCTTAGATTCCCTATCACGCTCAGAATCCTCTGCTTTAGCTGTGATACTAGCACCTTCTTTAAACATATCCAACTGAATTTGTAGTTCTTTAAGATCAAGCTCACGTTGTTTATTAGCAGCATTTATTGCTTCTTTAGCTGCTTGTGCTTGAATTTTCTGTTGTTCAATACCAAGCTTCTGTCCTTCAATCTGAACAAGCTGCGCTTCAGGAGACATTGCTTGTTGCTGCATAGCGGCAGCTTGATTGGCTTGAAGAACTTGTTGAGCAGCAGTAGCCATAACTGCTTCAATAAGATCAGGATTATTTGGATCAATGCCCTGCTGTTCTGCATCATTGCCATATGTAGAAATCATTTCTTCTGTTATACCAGTAATCTGTTCTTGATACTTTAACATAAGATGTTCCTGCATGTTTGCTTCTAAAATTGGAGCTATTCGTTGCATTAACGGATTAGCACCATTTGCAGGGTCTTGTAGGTATGTGGTCTTAACTTGAATATGTGCATCATGGTTTTGACCAGGGAATGCTTTGATAGCCATTCCTTTAACTGCTGCAGCAATATCACTTACAGGATCAAGCGGAACAGGCTTTGGCTTGCTCGGCATAATCTTATCTAAGTTAGGAATATTTGCTGCATTAAGAATTGTCTTGTTTAGCTCTTCAATATCAAACATGCCTGGAGGAGATGATTGAGAAAGCTGTAGTGCAAGTTGTGCCATCATCATGCGATGAGCAGAAGATGGTATATTAGGATCAGACACAGGAATAATATCAATCCTGCCATCGAAGTCATTACGATATATTTTTAATGTACCATTAGGAATATCACACATAGACTCTGAAGGAAGATACTCATAGTTAATTCTTCCTAAGAGTTTAAATTCTTCTTTCTGAGATTTATGTAAACGCTTATGAATAGCACTGAAGAACTTACTACTGGCTTCTAGTAATGCCATTGTAGTTCCTACAGGACCATAGTTAACACCATCAGCTATAACTTGTTCTGTACTGTCTGCAAACTTCTGTGCTGTAGAGGTTACAAAGTTAAGCATCTGCAGAAGTGTTTGAGAAGGTTCTTTGTAGGGCAGGTTAATAATCATCTTAGAGATATCATTACCTGTAGCTTCTACTTCTTTAAACTCACCAGGAGATATAGGATCATTATCTCCTACAATACGCATACCTTTTGCCTTGAAACCTCCAGGTAAATTAGCAAACTGACCAGCATCTACTAGGCTACGCATAGCTGCAGTCGCTGTCATAGTAAGATTACCCAAGAAATGTATTAGACCTAGACCATAAAAACCAAATCCAGGGACAAAACGATAGTGTGTGAAGAAGATTTTCTTTTCTTTTCGCGGATCATCTTTATCATAGTTCCTGCGGATAGACAGAATCTTTCTGCTTTTCTCTTCTATAGTAACAATATAAGGAAGAGCAATATCTTCTTCGTCTTCAAAGCCTTCTAAATCTAAATAACAGTGCTGTTCTAACAACACATATTGTGGATCATTGTCTCCAGATGGAGATAAACCCATGATATTATCCATCTTCTGGGACATAGCGCTGCTTTGTGGTATAGAAGCTTCAGGTAATTCTACGTCTTCATACATACCTGCAGCAATATCTCTACGCATCTCTACCGGAGAACGGTAAATTACATGCGTATACCTATCTGCTCGACGTAAGTCTGTAGCATAATAGGACACATAGAACTGATCTATAGGGACAAACTCAGATACAGGACGGTTTAAACCTGAATCAAAATAAATTTTCTTGAAGGCAGAACCTATCAGAGGTAGATGAAAGAGCATACGTTCAAACTCATCAAAGTATTCTGACATCTGGTCAGTAACCTGATAGTTCATAAACTCTTCTACACGTTGTGCCTGATCTTCTTTTTCTTCAGATACATTTCCTATGATCTGAGACTTAACAGGTCCACTGGCAGGAAATAGTTCTTGTGTAGCTTTAGACTGAAACTTAACTGCTGACTCAATAAGAACAGGATGTACTGCTGTACATGCTCCCTCAAAAGGTTCGGAGGCTTCCTCTAACTTCAAACCAAGAAGATCGAAGCCACGCTCAAACATACTCTCCCATTCACCGCGACTATCTTTGTCTGCTACAAAGTTATCATAAACTTCTTGAGAGATATCTTGAAGAATATCATCATCTATCTCATCTGCTAAGTTTCTATAAAACTCATCATCAGTTTCTTCTATCTGTTCATCAGACAATAATTCTTCTGTTGGGTTTTTAAATTCTACTATTACACCACCATCAGTATTATCATATTCAATAGTAGCTTCTTGCTCTGTGTCTCCCTCTGGCTCAATCTCTATTTGAGTAACTTGAACTTGTGGGATAGGATCAAAGGGATTACGTTCAGTTGCCATTTATATCGTCCTCGGTGTATAGTTATAAGGATTACGTTCTACTATAGAACCACCTTTCTTATATCCCATCCAAGTACGCATTTGTTTTAAAGTGGGATTTTTAAAAGTCTTTTGTTCTATCTTGTCTTTAACTTTTGTGCCGCCTAAAGGAGTATAAGCAATAATCTTATCACCTTCTATATTATATTTAAAGTTTTTATTTTTACTGTCTGTTGCTAAACTATAACCATGTTCTTCTAAAAATTGTATTTGTTTTTTAAAATCTAATCTTTTATTTAGATTAGTATCAGGATAGTCTCGTTTTGTTTTTTGAATTGTTTTTGCTATAGGCTTTACTGTTTTACCTACAGGACTTTCTAATGCTCCAGAAAGTAAAGCAGTTGTAGCTACGGCAGGACTAGGGTTTTCTACAACTTGTTTACCAGCTTCATATATTGCAGATATATCAGGTGTAATAAATTGAGCAAGTCCTTTAATTGGCTCATAAGCAGGACCAAGTGTACCCTGAAGAACCTCCTCTCCTTTAGTTAATCCAGTTTGTACATAAGACTGCATTAAGTTTAGAACATTTTCTAATGCGCTATCGCCATCAATTGCCATATTGTGCATTACCTTTACTAAATAAATAATTTTTTAATTATAGTCTTAAACTCGCCAGTATGCAACTCGCTTTTGATTTCTATGTCCTTGATCATCCTCCCAATCAGGATCATCAGGATGCTCTAAACGCCAGCTATCTTTTACATAATGTATTGCCATTGTCATGGCGTCAACCTGATCATCATGTTTACCATATGGAAACATTATCATCTCTTCGTAAAGTTCTGTTGACCAACCCTTTCCTTCTGGTAGCCATACCCTTCCTGACTCTAGCATAGGAGATGCAGAAATAACTCTGCTAACCTTATCTCTATCAGGAGTATACTCTAGTACAGGCAAACCACTTCTACGCATGTCCTGTATCAAAGACTGACCACTGGCCTTCTTTTCTACGAGACAAAAGTCTGGCCTATGTTTCTTGTATTCTTCTTGTGCTATACGTCTTAGATCAGGATACTCGTATCTGCCTCTTTTACTTCCTAGTAGAATAATATTAGAGGCTACGTTTTCTTCTCCTGTTTCAAGATCATCATCATGGAAATAGAATATACCCCATGTTTGTATCACTGAATAGTCTGCGGTTGTCTTTGTGGAGAACGCTGTGTCATATGTCTGTAGAATAAAGTCACAGCCAGGAGGGTCGCCATAGTCCCACCAGTTAACCCAATCCTTCTTAATCAAGCTACCTTCATCAGGAGTAGGATTCTGCATATACAGGCTTTCCCAGTACTTTGATCCATTGGTAGCTCTTATCTCCATCTCATCTTGTCTTAGTATTTCATCGCTTTTCCATTCAGGAAAGTAACTTGTTCCTACAGGCAAGCCTAGTAACTTACTAGAATCTTCGTCTACCCATGCAGGTATACTGACTACATCCCAGCGCATCTCTGTATCTATATCAAACTTCTCTTGCTGCTTCAGCAGCCACCCGCAAAGATCATCATAATGATAACGGGTATTAATAATAATTATTGCACCATTAGGCATGATACGTGTGCGTAAACCTGATGGCCACCATTCCTTGATATACCTTCTACCTGCATCAGAGAAACTATCTTCTTCTGACATTGCATCATCAAGGATAGCTACATGTGCGCCACGACCTGCGATCTGACTACGAACACCCGCAGCATAGTAGCTACCATTCAGGTTTGTCTTCCACTTACCTGCTGCCCGTACATCCTGTCTGAGGTTTACCCCAGGAAACATATCTGTAAATTCTTCTGTTCCTACTATGTCTCTGACTGATCTACCAAAGTCACTAGATAGTTGATCCGAGTGACTGACTGTCAGTATCTCATGGTTAGGATTTTTACCTATGTACCATGCAGGGAATAACTTAGAACATATTACTGACTTACTGCTACGAGGAGGGAGAAACACCATGAGGCGTTTGATCTTTCCTTCTACCACCTTCTGCAGTTTGTCTGATATAACTTCAATATGCTTACCCATCTCCCAATCAGATACCAGCGTAGGTGCTACTAACTTAACAAAGGTAAGGAAATCTTTCTTAGACTTCTGCGAAGTTAATTCTTTTAGATTGTTTCTTATCTGAAGAAGAGCAGCATATTTAAACTCTTGTTCCTGTATAGCCTGTTGTTGTTTAGCAGTTAGCTGCTCTTCCTCTTGTTCTGTCATGTTAATTTAAACTTCTTGTTGATCTGAACAAATAATTTGTCTTACTGGCTTACCCTCAAATCTAGAAGACGCATATTCTCTTATACCATCTACGTTCTTCCACATATAAGTATAACAACTTTCTTGCGTTCTAAAAGTTAGAGGCTTTCCCTGATGATGAGTGATAACCAATGCATCTTCTTCACCAGTTAATGGATATACCTCTTGATCTGTACCAAGACCTAGAACCATGAAAACGACTATCTTCCACATTTTACTTTCCTTTTTGTTTTGCTGCTCTTTCTTCTCTACAGCATCTGCAGTTACAGTCTCCCTCTTTATGTTCTACATGAAGTTTCCCACAAGTACAATAGTCTTTATTGTTATCGCAATCTTTTTTCATAATGACAATATCTCCTGAACATCAAAATAATATTTTAACACCCTCTTCTTGTGAAGACAACAAAAGTACCTTTTCTTGCGAAGACAACCAAGGCTATCTTATATGGTAGCGAAGTTGCATTTATGCAACACTAAGATATTATTTTTATTTTTTTATTATTTTTTCTTGATAATATTATTTTTGTCTGTTATAATTATATATATAGAGATACTACAGAGTAGAAATTCTAACAGCAGTTAGAAGATAATAAATAATAATAATAAAAATAAAGTTAGAATATCTGTTACATAGAGTTTATATAATTTATATATAGCGATATAATAAGAAAGTTTAACAAGCCTTATTTTTAGAATTAATTTTACTGTACGTGAATTGCTAAAAATAAACTAAGGGGGTGTTTCCTAGATTGGATGCACCCCTTTTTTTGTTTAAATTTTAGTAGGTTTATCAAGCCTTGTATTTTTGGTCTGTATATGTCATAGGCATATATATATAAAACAGCAAAGCAAAATTTTTTTGCAGGGGTATAGCTAAAAAAATCTCTAGAAAATCCATAGAGCGTTTAGCGTTTCCTTTTTTAAATGCTTCGGCGCCACACGAAAGCTTATTCAATTGAGCATCGTTAAGATTATGCAGACGCTTGTTTAGGTCGTCGATCTTTTACAGAAGGGGTGGGTCTTCTTAAATAACATACCCCCTACCCATCCCCAGAAATCCCCCATTCATCTATACAGCTAATGAATAACCTGTTCGTTAAACCGCTAGGCATATGCTTAGGCGTTTGTCAATAACAATGATTATAAAAAAAAGTGTAAATTAATTAATTTAGTTATTGACGTCCATCTCCTCATGTGTTCTATTATGAATACACCAAGTTAAAACATTAACCACCACCAAAGGAAAAAGACAATGGAAACGTACAAGATGACAATACAAGAAGCGCTAAAAGATCAACCCGAGCTATTAGAGAAAGTAATGGAAGTAGTAATCGAAAACGATATGAAAAAAGAAATAGCGCAAATTGTAGCGAAAAACGAAAGGAATTAAAGCAATGGACAAATATTTACCTTACGCTATATATGATCACTGTATGGAAAAACCTGCCTCTGTTCAATCTTTACTATTCTCACAGATGGCTACAAATCCTAGCACCTTTAAATTATCTAGTGAAGCGGTAGAGAAAATAGAAAAAAGAAGTGATTTCAAAAACAAGCTATTAGCTGCAATAGAATACGCACTTAAAGAAAAATTGGTGCAATACTAAGCTAACTAGGGGGAGGTGTAAAAGCCTCCCCACTACCACCACCAAAGGAAAGAAGCAAATGACTATTATAGTAAAAAACCCAAAGCAAATGAATATCGTGGTAAAAAATCGAGAAGTATACGGGAATGTTTTAACGTATCCAATCTGCAAAAAAGCGCTAACCTTTGCAAAAATATCAGGACATAAGACGTTAACCCGTGCAACGCTGCAAAGTATCACAGAACTAGGCTATGAGGTTATATATTCAAATGATTAATATAAACACTTTAATTCTTGCAATCGTGGTCACAATGGTTATGCTAGGCATACATTCAATATCTGAATACTTTTTAAATGGAGCTTAAAAAATGAATACGATATACGTCAACGGCATAAAAACAAAATTTAAATACTCTAATGGCGGTAGCTATGAGACAAATCAAAACAATAAAAAGAACGGCGTTCAGGCTGTCTTTATATGGGGTAAAGATATCAATGGTCGATCTTGCCCCACAAGTCATATAAGTTTACCGCTTGGAATGTTTCAAACCGGCGGCACTTGCAACATGTATGGTACGAAATACACAATTAAACGAAGGGACTTAGTATAATGGCAAAGGTAAACGGACTTAAACTATTAGGCGTAGGCAATAATGCTAAGACAATCAAGGGCGATGGTTCGGAATATCTAACCGCTATCATGTATCTATTACCCGACGATTTCCTTTGCCCGATGGCGCGACTTGCGGGATGTAAGGCGGGTTGTCTTAATACCGCCGGTCGTGGTGCGTTTAACAACGTGCAAGCGGCAAGACACAGAAAGTCTAAGCTACTGTTACAAGTTCCAGAAGAATTTAACACGCTATTGCGTAAGGATTTAGATAGGTTTCAGAAGTATTGCGAACGTAAAAGCATACAGCCTGTCGTGCGATTGAATGGGACAAGCGACTATAACTGGCTAAAGATTATTAGGGATTACCCTGCTATTCAGTTTTACGACTATACGAAGGTTTATAATCGAGTGGCTAAAGACTGGCCGGATAACTATCACTTAACCTTGTCTTATTCAGAAGCGAACGAAACATATAGAGACAAGGTTATAGAGTACGCCAACAACTATGGTGCTAACATGGCAGTCGTGTTTAGGGATAAAAATAATATTCCTAAGAAGTTTTTAGGCCGCAAGGTCATTGATGGCGATAAGGACGACATGCGCTTTCTCGATCCATCTAATGTTGTGGTGGCACTGTACGCCAAGGGCAAGGCTAAGAAAGATGCAAGCGGATTTGTTATCGACGCATAACTTTAACTCAGGAGAATAAGACAATGGCTATTAAATATTATGCAAGCGATTTCGATAGAATGGAAGATCAGCACTTTAACAACTCGCCTGATATAGGCATAACTAAAAAAGACGTTAAGCAATGGATCGAATATATTATGAAAGAAGAAGAAGAAAATGAAACCGCGCCTTAATTATGACACATTCATAGCTATAATGGAATTAGAAACTAATAGAGAGATAGACCAATGCCCACAAATTTTATACTCAAGTGCGATGACTGCAACGGTACTGGAGAGATACGATACGGCGACCATGGTGGCGCAGAAGGTACAGCACACCCGTGTGAATGTTGTGAAGGGACAGGCGTCAAATGGTTCAGCGACTACTATCCTACATGGGGCGATCTATTGTTAGATGTACCCAATGCAATGACGCTGAAGCAATGCCGCAATGTATTAGGTACTGAACCAAATTGGCCGCCTGAGAAAACAATACAAGGAGACTTTTAGATATGGAAAAGAAGCTAATAAATTTAGTAGAGAGACAACGTCCACTAGCTGCCGGTGGGATGCAGTATCTCTATGAAGTATCAACCCTACGCAATACATGTGAATTTCACATAGGCGAAGTAGTAAAACCGGCAAAGGTGCGCGCCATGTGTATGGATAGGGATAGCTATAGAGTAACAATAAGAGGCAATGGCTAATGGTATGTAGAACAAAAAAGGATAGCTATGCAGATAAGATATTCGTAACCAATACATACTCTGCAATAGCACATGTGACTAGGCCAAAGGAGATACCCGTTAAAATGGAAAAAGAAAGAAGCATCATTGACAATAGCTCGGAATGGTACAACACCTTTATAGATGTTCGCTACCGGCTAGACAAAGAATATGAAATAGTATGCAAGCGGTATGATATAGACCAGGATAATAGGATTTATAACAAGATAGAAGATGTATCGAGAGAGATAGCTAACGCAATACATTATCAGGAAACTACTAACGCTAAACAATATTAGAGGTAATAGATAATGAGGGAAGTAAAGACCATCACAGATAATGATTTTGATTTAATAGAAGCAGCAGCAAAAATAATTTGGAGTGATGTACTGATAGGAGATTATAGGAATATAGATAGGCTACTAAGAGAACTACCAAAATCTAAGTTAAAAAAGTTTTTGAGTGAGGAAGTATAATGGATGCTTTAATCTGGTTTATTCCCTTCACAATTCTAGGCGTAGTCTTATACAGAACTTGCCCCTTTAGATATTTTTAGAGTAGGAGTATTCATAATGTATAACATATTTGAGATAACATTTTATAAATGTGATGATGATGGCGAACCTATCACAGATAGCAAAGGAAATATAAAACTTTACAACCCAAAGGGTAGATGGAAAAGTTTAGAATATCTTTGTGAAGATACCGAGGACAATGATTTTGAGGAGCATAAACCATGCACGAATATAAATGTAGAATAATTAGGGTAGTAGATGGCGACACGGTAGACGTTGATATTGATTTAGGTTTCGGAGTGTGGCTAAACAATCAACGTGTCCGGCTGTATGGAATAGATACGCCAGAATGTAGGACAAGGGATATAGAAGAGAAATACTTTGGCTTCATGGCGAAGGCTTTAGTTAAAGACTTCTTGCCAGAAGGATCAACGCAACGGCTATCGACACGGCTAAAGGGTAAAGGTAGAGGAAAATTTGGTAGGATACTGGGTGAATTCTGGGTCTATGATGCTTGGACAGATAGAGAGACAACTGTAAACAAAGCACTATTGGTAAGGAATTATGCGGTTAAGTATGACGGACAATCGAAAAAAGAAATAGAAGATAACCATAAATTAAATAGAGAAACTATTTGTAAGAGGTTAGGTTATGAGAAAGACTTCTTTAAAAACAAGTACTCCCCAGAGAAATACAAGAAGCAAAGAGAAGATATTATTTTACAGCCAGCGACTAAAACAAAAGGTAGTTGACATGACAGATACATGCTTCGCTATGTTGATTGCAACAGCAGCCGTATGCTACGCCTTGGGTGCAGCAATTGGATGGCACATGAAAAAATCACTGCTATCTAAGAAGAAAAAACCTGGAGGAAACCAAGCCAAGAGAAAATTAAGTGCCGTGAAGAAAGCAGGACTAAGATAAAATGAAAAACGATGAAGACAAAGTAAAAGCTTTCGTAAAGCGAGACATAACTCACGATACATTCGAGGTTATGTACAACAACTTCTTAACCTATGGAATACTTTTCCCAGAGTTAACAGGTAGGGAACAGAATATGTTGATGGCTTTAGCAGATAGATATAGCGATGCTATTTATGAAATAGTTATGAAGAATAGAAAGGATAATAACGAATGTTAGATATATCATATGAAATCTGGGAAGATACTTACAAAAGAAACATAAGACCTTTACCAATATGGTGGAGTAGTGAAGAGAATAAAAGAAAAAAGTACGAAGAATTCGCAAGGTTCTGTGCAACAGGAAGGGTAGATTATGATAAAAGTTAACAAGGAGAATATAAACTCTTCAACAAAAGGTAAGGAACAGCTTACGGCTTATGTAGAATATTCACCTGAGTATGACAGAAAAGAAGTATGCTTTAGAATATTTTGGAATGAAGAAGAAGGAGAGAAAGATAAGAGAGAATTTATTGCGTCTATGATAAATTTAATAGTAGATACCAGAGATAATATTATCATAACCCAATGCCCTGTCACTGGCGAAACTGCCGATAGGGATAAAGAAGTAACTATCTATTCTTGGATAGGAGAAGGAGTAAAGAAATGAAAAATTTAAAACCAGTACACATGTTGCTTTTAACTTTATCGGTTGTAGCCATTGGTGGTTGTGCGCCAATGCTCTTAGCTGGAGGTGCAGTTGTTGGCGCTAAAGGTTACGTTAATGATGCAGCACATGAAGAGCAGTTAGGAAAGCACTCGAAAGAGATTAGCAATAACCTTTCAAAGGTTAAGCAAAACTCTGAGACAATTAACAATAACCTTTCAAAGGTTAAGCAGAACTCTAAAACAATTACAAGTAATCTATCAAAAGTTAAGCAACACGCGAAGACAATCGATAGTAACCTTTTGAAAGTAGAGGAAAATAAAAATCACATAGATGCTTTACATGAAAAGATAAAGATGCTAGAAAGTACTGTAATTAATTTACAAAAACTACTACTCGACAAACCACAACCAACCCAAGTGATCGGAGGCAGTGACAATGTTGTACGGTAATCAGAACACACATTATGGATCAGCATTAGATGGAGGAAAAATTAATATGTTAGATCATCTTACCACTACAAACGATAGAGAAGTATTCTTTAAGGTTTACGAGCAAGACGTAGTGGGTGACGCTACTGGCTGCGAAGCTTATAAGCATAAGATGTTAACGCGAGGTAACGGTATCTCTGAAGAGGATAGTTTTCTGTCTATAGTAAAGTCTAACTATAGGATAGTAGAGAACGAAGAAATACTTATGCCTCTACAAGAGCAGATGATTAATTACTTTGACCCTACAGTCCTGGCTGATGTTCAGATCAAAGATCACATTGCCAAAGATGGTGCTGTATGTTTCTCGGAGTATGTCTTTCCTAGCGTAAAGAAACCTGTCGAGACAGACACCGGACATAAAACAAATATGATGCTTCGATTTATTATGAAGAATACTTTTAATGGATCATCCTCTGTTGTCTTTTATGGTGGGTTGATAGATGCTTTTTGTACCAACGGTATGATCTTAGGTGATTACGATGTAACTAGGCGTAAGCACACAAAGAACTTTACTATAGATGGTTTCATTAAAGCCTTTGATGATTGTATGGTTAACTATAAAAATGTAGCTGATACATATCAGAAATGGGCAGATACTAAGATTAGTTACAAACATAACGTACCTCTCTTGTTTTCTAAACTCACTAACAACCAAGACCCTAAGAAGAAAAATACTTTAGCGGATAGGTTGTATGCTCAATGCATGGATGAGGTTACTAATCGAGGTAATAATTTGTTTGCTGTAACGTCAGCCATGACACACTATGCTAGTCACAATGATAATAGGTTCCCATTGCGTAGCAACGCTGACAATGATAGCTTATTTAAGCGGCAAGAAACTGTTCGCAAATGGTTCAACTCTAAAACATTTGAGGACTTTCTTGAAGCAGCATAGTAACAATTAGATTAGAAAGGAAGTTAAAATGGTTTATAATTACAAAACCCATGAGGAAATTCCATCCTATATGAGGGATTATATTCTAGGTGTCGCTGACTGTATCGCTATAGAGCAGTTAGACTTAGACGACATTAATGACTTTCTAAATGGTCTTGAAGAGTGGTCTAGTGATGACCAGGATTACATCCATACTACTTTAAGAACCATTCACTAGTTGTCAGGGACAGGTTTATTTAAATCAGTAAGCCTGTCCCTTCTACTACACACAATGGAGAGCCACTATGAAAAGGATTACAATTGGACAGGAAGTTTTCTTAAAGTATGAAAGAGAAAACTATAATTGGAAACATGTAGGGAAGAAAGGTACAGAAAATATTCCTTACATATCTTTATACAAAGATAACTTAGACCATCCACCATCTAAAATAAGCACTGTGTCTTTAAAGAAATTAATTCGTAGTTCTTTAAATTTAAATTCTTTTAAAAGCATAAGCCGTAAAGAAGTAGAAGATGTTGTTAAAGATTTAAAAAAGATACAAGAAGAATTAGAAATGTATCTTGGTGACGACTACCCTGAGTTTGGCTTTGGAGACAACACATAATGAGTTATAATCTAAGCGCAATAATAAAAGACTTATCTCTTAGTGGTAAGGAGAATAAATTAATAGACCCTGACACAATTAAGATAGGTCTACTTAAAATAATAGAAGACGATAAGGAGAATGATGCTTACATCATAGCAACCCTTAACGAAACACTAGATAAGATAAACGATATTGTTTTCCTAAGTCTTGCACAAGAACAAAAGCTACATGATTTAGCTACAAGAGTACAAGTATTGAGAGATGAGGTACTTAAAATTCATAAGAACAGGTAAGTAAAATGGATCAGAAATCAACTATAAAACTTTTGAAAGATCAAATATCCCAGATGACTTCTGCAACTTACTCCCACTATAAAAGAATAGCAGAGTTAGCAGAAGAAAATGATTACTTGAGAAAAAGAGTAAACTACTTAGAAAACAAATTAGAACAGGTATCAAATAGGAAACTCAATGAAAGCTGAACTTATAGCTAGTTTAGGTGATGATCTTACAGTTGTTAATGTTGCCCGTGTTTCTTTCGACAAGGAATCGGATTGGAAAAAGAATGTAAAATCACCGCCAGCAGATAAAGAACTTTATGATAAAGATATAAAGTTAATTAAATACTTAGCCAAGCATAATCACTTTACTCCCTTCACTCATTGCTCAATAACTTTGAGAGAAACTGTGCCTATCTTTGTAGCAAGACAAAGATTTAAACACACGATAGGTTTTACTTACAACGAAGTAAGTAGAAGATATGTAGATGATGATCCTGAGTTTTACTCTCCTGAGATATGGAGATTTAGGGCAGACAATATCAAGCAAGGTTCTGATAAAGAAGGTGTTTTAGATGAACGGTTAGATAGAAAGATTTGGTTTGTTGATGGGGTTTCTCGCGCCATAGATCAAACTACAAGCACTCCAAAAGAAATATACTCTGCATGTATTAAGACATATGATGCATTGTTAGCATTAAATATCTGTCCAGAACAAGCAAGAATGGTTTTGCCACAAGCAATGTACACAAGTTATTATGTTACAGGTTCATTAGCTGCATTCGCCAGGGCATATAATTTACGAAGTGAGGATTCGGCGCAAGAAGAAATCAAAGAGTTATCCACAGAGTGGGATAAAATAATAGGTAAGTTATTTCCTGAGAGTTGGAAAGCATTAACAAATAATAATAGTAATAATAATAAAGATGAAGAGGTAATTCATTAATGGCTGCAAGAAAAAGTATAGGACTGAATACTTACGTTGATAAGAGTAGACATATGAAAACAAGCATAGGTCATTCAACTAATACTAGTCCTAAAAATAAAAACAAGAAAAGAAATTGGAAACAATATCGTGGACAGGGGAAATGAAACATCTGTGGGAAAAAGATAGAAAAACAATTTATAAAGAACTATTAGATTTATATCTTGATGAAGGTTATTCTAGAAAAGAAGCGAGACGATTAGCTACAGAGGAGACAGATGAAATAAAAGCTGGTGACTTTTCTTTTGTGTCTAACATCATGGATGAACAGGAAGATTGTTAAGATTTTATATACGTCTCTCTCATACGTGAACAATTTTTTAAGTTATTGATTTTAATATATAAAAATAATTGTTGATTAAGTTTTTAATTAGTCTATAATAGTTATCTCAACTTACCCAGGAGTTAAAGATATGAAAATTAGAGAGATAGTTAAAGAAGCATTTGAAGTTGATGAGTTAGTACATCAGTTCACTGAAATTGATGTAGAAGATAACTACCTCAAAACTGGATCAGTCGAAGAAGTTAATGAGGCTTACAGCGACAATGATATTCTTGAAGAAGCGCGTCATAGGTTAAGCATAGCCTTAGATGCACATAATCAGGAAGAGGACTGTTGGGTGCGTGATGCAAAACAGTTGAAGAAGTTTATTAGTCGCTGGGATTTTGCGTAGGATGGATGGCGAAGAGAACGTATTGGTCGAAGCACATAGGCCATGCGATAGTTGCGGTTCATCAGATGCAAGAGCGTTGTACTCTGATGGACATGAGTATTGTTTTAGTTGTCAAACAAGATTTGAAGGCAAAGGAGATTACCCTATCATGTCTAAACCTATCACCACTAATGTCACCCCATTAAAATCTACTGAAGGAATAATAACTTCAATCCCTGATAGAAAGATAGCTTCTAACACTTGTAAAAAATACAATGTTAGAATAGTTAAAGATCAAGAAGGTAATATAATAAAACATCGTTATCCTTACTATGATGTTAAAGGTAACCACATTGCTGACAAGGTTCGTATCGTAGAGACAAAAGACTTTCCAACAGAGCCGGTAGGAGCATTAAGTAAGGCTGCTCTGTTTGGTCAGAACCTTTTCAGTTCCGGTGGTAAATACGTTACAATTTGTGAAGGCGAGTTGGATGCCTTGTCTGCATTTGAAATGCTTGGAAGCAAATGGCCTGTGTTGTCTATCAAGAATGGTGTTCATTCTGCATTCAAAGATTGCAAGGCTAACTTAGAATACCTTTCAAAGTTTGATAATGTAGTCTTGTGTTTTGATGCGGATGACAAGGGAAAGAAAGCATCACAACAAGTAGCCACACTGTTCGAGCCAAACACTTGCCGCATTGTTAACATGACTGATGGCAAGGACGCATCTGAATACCTACAAGGTGGCAAGCGTGAACAGTTTTCCCAAGCATGGTGGAACGCCAAGGTCTACACCCCTGCCGGTATCCTTAATCTTGCTGACATGGGTGATGGCCTGTACGATGAAGGTGAGTACAAGACTTGTCTGTATCCATTCGAGGGTTTGAATGAGAAGCTGTATGGTATTCGTACAGGTGAGCTAGTAACATTCACGGCGGGTACAGGTACTGGTAAGTCCAGTGTCATGCGTGAACTTATGCATCATGTACTGAACAACACAGAAGAAAACATTGGCGTGATATCTTTGGAAGAGAATGTCAGGTCCACCATCTTCCACCTCATGTCAGTCGAGGCAAACGCTAGGCTGTACATTCGAGAGGTGCGTGATCAATTCAGCATGAGTGACTTACGCACTTGGCAAGAGGCAACGGTAGGTACTCGTAGGTTCTTTGCCTTCGATCACTTTGGAAGCATGAAGACTGATGAGATACTATCCCGTGTACGTTACATGGTGAAAGCGCTAGACTGTAAGTGGATATTCTTGGATCACCTATCAATCCTGGTGTCTGGTCTGGAAGGTGATGATGAACGTAGGAACATTGATAATCTGATGACTAAGCTAAGATCGATTGTCGAAGAGACAAATGTAGCCATGCTTCTTGTCTCTCACCTACGCCGCGCACAAGGCGACAACGGCCATGAGAATGGTAGAGAGGTTAGCTTGTCACACCTTAGAGGTAGCCAGAGCATAGCCCAGCTTAGTGATGCAGTGGTGGCTATGGAGCGTGACCAACAGTCTGATGATCCTAACATAGCTAACACAACAACCATCAGAGTATTGAAGAACAGGTATGCGGGAGATACTGGTGTAGCTTCTCACTTATTCTTCAACAAAGATACGGGAAGGTTGACAGAGGTACACAATCTAGGCGATGATCCAGAAGGAGATAGTTCAGACAAGGAACTTTAACTACATGGTGGAGTGACTATGAAAAAAATAATTCATGTGAACATGCATGTCATTCGTAAAAATCAAAAGAAAGGTGAACGTAACCCAACGATTACAGTCAAGACATACAAGACTAACACCTACGCCCATGAAGTTGATATACTCGGACCAAGCAAAGTTATTTACTCACCAGATAAACCATTGTCGTGTGGTGCTAGGCTGTGGATTGAAACACATAGCGAGGTTGTGGCTGACGGACAGTCGGTTTAATTTCAAAAATGTATGAATTAAAAGTAAAAACCGGAACATATAGATCAGACACTTTATTTTCATTAATGTGGGTTGTGTTTTATCATAGGCTACATCATTGGAAAAAGGGTGAGGGGTTTGTAGATTAGAAATGGAAGTTGTCTTAGACATTGAGACTGATGGCTTAGATGCAACAGAAATATTTTGTATCGTAGCCAAGGAACGTAAGTCAGGTAAGATACATGTCTGGAAAGAGCAACAGTGTTATGAAACATTTCCTCTGTTCGCAAAGCGTGTGTCTAAATTTATCATGCACAACGGCATATCTTTTGATGCTCACGTTCTTAACAATCTTACTTCAGTTGATATTGATATAGATCGTATTGAGGATACTCTAATCTTATCCCAGCTATCATCTCCTGTAAGAGACGGCGGTCACTCCCTGGAATCCTGGGGACAAAGGCTAGGCTTCGATAAGATAGACTTCCATGACTTCTCTTGTCTCACTCAAGAGATGGTGGACTATTGTATTCGAGATGTAGAACTTACCGAGAGAGTTTACATTGCGCTTCAGCCAGACATACAAGCTATTCGTAGGCAGTGCATAGACTTAGAGTATGAAGTCAGGAAGTTAGTTTCTCAACAAGAAAGGAATGGCTTCACCTTGGATATGCAGAAGGCTACTTGTCTTGTTGCTAAATTAAAAGATCAATCAGATCAAATTGAAAAAGATGTTACAGATATGTTCCCGCCTATACCTGTGCTTGTCAGGGAAGTTACACCTAAAATTAAAAAGGATGGCAGCTTATCTACGGTCGGGCTAAGACACATAGAAGATATATCTACTGTTGGTGGTGTTCACTCTGCTATAGACTATCAAGAATTTAACCTGTCTTCCAGGCAACAGATAGTTAAAAGACTTTTATCTAGAGGTTGGAAGCCTAAGAAGTTTACAGAGAAAGGTCATCCGATTGTTGATGAGGGTGTGCTGAAGGATGTAGATTTACCTGAAGCAAAGAAGATAGCAGAGTTTCTCATGCTTCGGAAAAGGATAGCACAGATACAATCGTGGATAGATGCTGTTAAAGATGATGGAAAGGTACATGGACAAGTTCTTACGCTACGTGCTATCTCTGGAAGAATGGCGCATCATTCTCCGAATATGGCGCAGGTTCCAGCTAGTTACTCACCGTATGGTAAGGAGTGCAGAGAATGCTGGACTGCTGGGGATTCACCTAGTCTTGTACTTGTTGGCTGTGATGCTTCTTCTTTGGAACTACGTGCGCTGGCACATTATTTAAACGATAGTAAGTTCACTAGCGATGTTGTTGATGGTGACATACACACTGCTAACCAACATGCGGCAGGGTTAGAGACACGCGATCAAGCTAAGACATTTATCTATGCGTTCATCTATGGTGCAGGGGCAGCTAAAATTGGCTCTGTGGTAGGCGGTACGGCACAAGATGGTCAGAGACTAATAGATACCTTTTTGTCTAACGTACCGGCCTTGGCAACGCTTAGAGAGAAAGTAGACGCTGCCTCTAACAGAGGATATCTTATCGGTTTGGATGGTAGGAAACTCATGGTGAGGAACAAACATTCGGCAGTAAATCTTTTAGTACAAGGTGCGGGTGCAGTAATATGTAAGCAATGGTTAGTTGACATACATAATTTATTATCGTATACACAAATGAAAGCGCGTCTTGTTGCGTCAATACATGATGAATACCAACATGAAATTAATAAAGATCAGGCTGAAGAATTTGGAGAGCTAACCAAATTGGCTATGAGGAAAACTCAAGAAAGGTTAGGTATCAAATGCCCACTGGACAGCGAATACAAAGTCGGCCACAACTGGTCACAGACGCATTAGTAACTTTAACAACTGCAGAGTTAAGGACCAGTGCGTTCATTGGTAAGTCTCGTAGTCAAAAGAATAGAGGCGCTGGGATATTTGATAGCTCCATTGCAGATACTAACATGATAGATATCATAGGTGCAGAAGCAGAGTTAGCCTTTGCAAAGCTATGTAACTTATACCCGATAGACTTTATGATACTTGATCCTAAATCAAAAGCTAAAGGGACTGACGATGGTGATCTAAATATAGACGGTGTTTGTGTTGATGTTAAAACTACAATCCATGAGAATGGAATGTTAATTTCTAACTCAAGACATCTTTCCGGTATAGATTTATTTGCTTTAATAATAAAGAAAGGAGAAGATACGTTCCAATTAAAAGGCTTTATGCTTGCGACTGAACTTATAGTTAAAGATAGGTTTGGCAGAGCAAACGGCAAACTTAGAAGACCTGCATACGTGGCTACACAAGATGAACTATATTGTTATGAAACCGCTATGCAGAAGTTAAAAAAAATATCTTGACACTATAAAATTATACCTGTATTTTATAAACTCAACTATCAAACTAAGTAGTTAGGCTTAGTAAACTGTAAAGGAGAATACACTATGGATACTCATATTATTTCTGGTAAAGCCTACTGGGCAAGCGTTGTTAAACCAAACACAACTTACGAAGATACGTGGCAAGTTGATGTTTGCCTTGATGAAGACAGTAAAAGTATGGTCGAAAGTCTTGGCCTTACTGTTCAGAACAAAGGCGATGAGAAGGGTGACTTTGTAAAAATTAAGCGTAAAGTCTACAAGAATGATGGCGCTATGCGTCCCGCTCCTATTGTTAAAGATTCTGAAAACAACGATTGGGATGGTAGGCTTATTGGAAATGGTAGTCTGGTCAATGTTAAATTCTCTACTTATGATTGGAACTACAACAATAAGCAAGGCAAAGCCTCTTTTCTTCTTGCTGTTCAGGTAGTTGACTTAGTTCCCTACGGGGGTGGTTCAGAATTTGAACCTGTTAAAGATGGCTTTGTAGTTGGTGGTGGTAGTGAGGCTGTTCAAGAAGCTCCTTTCTAGAACAGATCACAATAAGGGGTTGCCTCTCTGGGTAAAATGCGGCAACTAAGTTAGTAGTGCGGGAGGGAGACTAACACTTTTAAGGAAATAACTATGTCAAAACATGCTTTAATTACAGGACTTACTGGACAAGATGGTTCTTATTTAGCTGAATTACTCCTATCAAAAAACTATCACGTTCATGGTTTGGTCAGGCGTAGCTCAACACCTAACACAAAAAATATAGAACATATTATAGACAACCCTAACATCTCCATACATGTAGGAGACATGACTGATAGCGCTGGTTTAACTAAGATAGTAAACAACATCAAGCCTGATGAAGTTTATAACCTAGCTGCACAAAGCCATGTTAAAATATCTTTTGATACACCTGTATGTACGGGAGACATAAACGCTCTTGGTTCAATGCGTTTGCTTGAGGCATGTAGGAATATAAAAGATTGTCCTCAACCAAAGTTTTATCAAGCTTCATCCAGCGAGTTGTTTGGAAAGATACAGGAGCCAATTCAAAATGAAACAACTCCAATGTATCCTCGCTCACCCTATGGCGTAGCAAAACACTATGCCTACTGGGCAGTAAAGAATTATCGAGAAGCCTATAACATGTTTGCTTGTAATGGCATCCTGTTCAACCATGAAAGTCCTAGACGAGGAGAAGAGTTTGTCACTAGAAAAGTAACTAAGTATGTGGCTAACTGGCATCCAAATTCTAAGCCACTTGAGTTAGGAAATCTTTCTAGTCTGCGAGATTGGGGACATGCCAAAGATTATGTTAAGGGCATGTGGCTTATGCTGCAAGCGTCAGAGGCTGATGACTATGTGTTAGCTACAGGTAAGAAGAACAGTGTACGCGAACTGGTAGAAAGTTGTTTCTTGATAGCCTGTAACAGGACTATTGTCTGGGAAGGGGAAGGACTTGACGAGAAGGGATATGTTTTCTTCACTGACGTATACGACAAACCTCAAAAAAATTTAGTGGTTGTAGTTAATCCTGATTTTTATAGGCCGTCTGAAGTAGATGTTCTATGTGGAGATTCCACCAAGGCTAAGACAAAATTAAAATGGACATGTGATTATAATTTTATATCTCTAATAAAAGAGATGCTACTAGCAGATAAACCAGAGAAATATTGGTTTACAAACGGAGGTGAATTACCTGATGGTTACTGAAATTAACTGGCCTTTAGCCCATGACACTTGGGATAATAAAGAACGAGATGCAATGCATGAAGTTATTGCTTCTGGTAGATTTACTTTCGGAGAAAAAGTAAAAAAGTTTGAGGATGAATTTTGTGAGTACTTTGGATTTCCTTACGCTGTTCAAGTTAACAGTGGTGGTAGCGCTAACCTTTTAATGGTGGCGGCTGCTGTCGAAAGAGGATGGATATCCAAGGGAGATAAAGTTATTGTACCTGCTGTTGGCTGGAGTACATCTTACTTCCCATTTATTCAGTACGGCATTGATTTAGTTTTCGTAGATGTTGATGAAGATACTTGGAATATTAATGTAGATCAAATTGAAGACAACATAAAGGATGATGTGCGAGGTATTCTAGCTATCAATATTTTAGGTAATCCTTGTGACTTTAAAACACTTAACTCTCTATGTGATAAATATGATTTACTATTATTTGAAGACAACTGTGAGTCTATGGGTGCAAAACAAGGAGACACTTACTGTGGTGGGTTTGGTGATATAGGTACGTTCAGTACGTTCTTCAGTCATCACATACAAACTATGGAAGGTGGTATGGTTGTCTGTAATGATCCTGAGACATATAACAAGCTACTAAGTCTTAGGTCACATGGGTGGACAAGAGGTACAAAGTACTACACAAACAATCCCTTTGAGTTTGTCACTCTAGGATACAACGTGCGGCCAGGAGAATTGAACGGCGCTTTAGGTTCTGTCCAGCTAAATAAATTAGATGACATGAACAATCAAAGAATTAAAAACGCAGATACATTTATAAAATATTTTGATAACAAAGACTACTGCAGGATTCAAAAGGTGGGGGATAATAGTCTTTCCTCATGGTTTGGTTTTGGTCTTGTCTTTGATCGTAACTCGTTCAGGCAAAGAACAAAACAAATTCTCGAAGAGTATTCTATTGATAACAGACCTATATGTACTGGTAATTTTTTCAATCAGCCTGTATGTAAGAAGTATTATAAGAACATTGAGAGAGGAGCAGCACTGGTTGAAGCACGTAAACTTGATGACAATGGTTTGTTCTTAGGAAACAACCCTATGGATTTAGAACCAGCTATAAAAAGCCTTAGTAAAATTTTAGACTATGAATTTAGTGAGAAAAATATTTTAAATTCAGGATCATATTGAATGGCAAAAACTATAGATACTATTGTTGAAGATATCTACAACATCTTTGAATGTGATGAAGAGGTTAAGGTAAAGAAAGAAGACTTAGATGAATTAGCAAAAGGTATAGTGGATGCTGTCACTGGCTCCATTAAAGAGAGAGAAAGATCAAGAGGTAATTTAAGGCTGTCTCTTATCGGTCATCCTGACAGAAAGATTTGGTACACTGTTAGAGATGGCGACAAGATGGGTAAGGAAAAGTTAAAGGGACAAGACAAAATAAAGTTCTTGTATGGTCATATCCTAGAGTGTCTTCTTGTCTTTCTCTCTCGCACTGCCGGTCATACAGTTACTGATGAACAGAAGACTGTTACTGTTAATGGCGTGGTCGGTCATCAAGATGCCATAGTTGATGATGTTCTTGTTGACTTCAAGAGTGCATCAAGTTATGCGTTTAAAAAATTTAAAGAAAATACAATTCATTCGGATGATCCGTTTGGTTACATAGCACAAATATCTGCTTATGCTAAAGCAAACAACCTAGATAAAGCTGGCTTCATAGCAATAGACAAATCATCCGGTGAGATTTGTTATTGTCCTGTACATTCAATGGAGATGATAAATGCAGAAGAAAGGATTGAGTCTCTTAAACAGACTGTTAAATCTGATGTTGCTCCCCCTCGCTGTTATAGCGATATTCCTGATGGTAAGTCTGGGAACCATAAGCTTCATATTGGCTGTGTTTATTGTTCTTATAAGCATGTTTGTTGGGCTGATGCTAACGGTGGTCAAGGACTTAAAAAATTCAATTACTCTACTGGTCCGAGGTACTTAACCAGGATAGGCCGTATGCCTGATGTAGAGGAAATACATGAAGAGATTTAGATCAAAGTCTGAAAAGAAAGCAAATGATTTTTTAAAGGATAAAAAGGTTTCGTTTAAATTTGAACCTTACTATGTTAAATATATGTGGATTGAAAACAAAAAGTATCTACCTGATTTTGTCCTAGACAATGGAATTATTTTAGAAGTTAAAGGTAGGTTTACTTTAGATGACAGAAAGAAACATCTCTTTCTTAGAGAGAGTAATCCAGATTTGGATGTTAGATTTGTATTCGACAACCCTAATACTAAACTTTACAAAGGGGCTAAATCAACCTATGCTAACTGGTGTAGCAAGCAGGGGTTTTTATTTTGCAAACTATCTGATGGTATTCCTGAAGGGTGGATAAGTGGAAAAAAAAGAAACAAAGATTCTTCTAGAAATAGAAGAGATAATAAAAAAAAGAAAGGCTGATCCAGAACAGCTTCTGTTTATGAGTGTTATATTGCAAGCCATGCTTGATGCCACTAAACCAGTAACACCAAAGGAATCAGATGAAGCTATAGCAGCCAGAGAAACATCCATGTCTTGGTTCTTCTGCTCTGTAGGGGTGACTGCGGATGACTTTATGACTGTCTGTGATATAGCGGATGTTGATCCTGATTATGTACGATCATTCGCCCATAAAGTTATACGGTCAAAAGAAATTGATTTTGTGAGGAAAAGAATAAACACTGTCTTAACTTTTAATTAGGAAAAGACCTATGTACCAGTTTGATGAAGAACATTATTTAGAAGAGATACATAACTACATTGATGAGACTTACAGTCAACACTATGCTCAAGGTAAATATCAAGCCACAGATGTAATTTTAGATGCGGGATACGGCGAAGGTTTCTGCATAGGTAACATACTGAAATACTGTAAGAGGTATGGAAAAAAAGCAGGTAGGAATAGAAAAGATTTGTTAAAGGTAATTCACTATGCAATAATTATGCTCCACATCCATGACCAAAAAGAGGAAGGAAGCTAATTTATGACACAGTTTCGCTCAAATGAAAATCCTATGTTCCGTTCTAAATTCAGTGAAGATATTTTCAAACATAAATACGCACATACGGGTTGTGAAACTTGGTCAAGTTTAGCAGCGGTTCTTGTCGAAGATGTTTGCCAAGAACATATGAGCAAAGAAGACAAAGATGATCTTGCTAACTACATTACAGATTTAAAATTTATTCCTGGCGGCAGATACCTGTATTATGCTGGTCGTCCTAACAAGTTCTTTAATAACTGTTATCTGTTAAAGGCAGAAGAAGACACAAGAGAAGATTGGGCAGATGTTTCTTGGAAGTCTGAATCGTGCCTTATGACAGGTGGTGGCATAGGTATAGACTACTCTGTGTACAGGGAAGAGGGACGCATCCTGGCTGGTACAGGTGGCTTGTCTTCTGGACCTATACCTAAGATGCAGATGATCAACGAGATTGGTCGTAGGGTTATGCAGGGTGGCAGCAGAAGGTCTGCTATTTATGCTAGTCTTAACTGGCAACATAAAGACATAGATAAATTTCTTGAGTGTAAAAACTGGCATGAAATGCCTGTAGGTAATACAGGGTTTACTATTGCACAAGTAAAGGAACAGGATTTTAATTTTATTGCGCCTCTTGATATGACTAACATTAGTGTGAACTACGACACTGATTGGTTGTTGAATTACTGGCGCACGGGAGAAGTTGGGGAAGTCTTTCAAAAGAATGTCAGACAGGCTTTGAGTACGGCAGAACCTGGATTTAGTTTTAACTTCTTTGATAAAGAAAAAGAGACATTGCGTAACGCTTGCACTGAAGTGTGTAGCGAGGACGACTCGGACGTATGTAATTTAGGTTCGTTAAATCTTGGCCGCATTGAAAGCATAAAAGAACTTAGTGACATAGTAGAACTTGCTACGAAGTTTCTTTTGTGTGGCACACTGAGAGCAAAACTTCCATATCAGAAAGTATACGATGTAAGAGAGAAGAATCGTAGGCTTGGTCTTGGTTTGATGGGCATACATGAGTGGCTAATTAAACGTAATTTTAAGTACGAAGTTACTGATGAGCTACATCAATGGCTATCTGTGTATAAGGGCATAAGTGATTCTGTCTCTCATAAATTTTCTGAAGAACTTAGCATAAG